GAGGACGGCACCGTACACGGCGAGTTTCTCCACGGTCTGCCGCATCAATTCCGACAAGGTGAATTTCTTTTTCTTCACACTGACTGCGATTCCGCAGAAGAAGTCGATGACGGATGCAACCACCACGATGTAGACAACGAGCTTCCCGCCCGTCAGTGCGTCCGCTATGAATAAGCCGAGACCCGCGAAAAAACCACCGGGACTCTGCACGATGTCCATCTGTTTAATCCAGACGTTTTGCAAAATGCGCAGCATGTTCTTTTATTGTTTTTGAAAGTTATTCTATTCTTCAATCTCTTTCATGTATTCGTATCCCATAGTTCTATCTTTTTTATGGTTAGACGTATACTCCGCTAAGGATAAAGAATCTCTCCGGTGTTGTACTTGATGCAGCACGTCTCCACCCTACGCCCCATCTTATCCCAGTTGCTTCCTATGCGGAGGAGCACTATGAATTTGTGATAGGCGTCTACTGCCATAACGTTGAAACAGTCGAATGTTTTCCAATCCGAAAAGTCTACATTTATGCGGGAATTTGTCTCCCACACTGATGTCGCCGTGCTACCATAGGCTCCCGCCCGGTTGACACATATATTAATCTGGCTTCCTTGCTCCTCGGAGGTCTTGGAGATTGCATCATAGTGTGAGTGCCCGGTAATCCAGCATACAAGCTCTCCGCCGGCGTCGATGAAATTCTTAACAATCGGGATATATGGATCGTTGCAGACGGATGTATCAGGATTTTCTACGGCAGCACTTGGGCAGGTAAACGGAGACCTTAGGAGAGATTCGCATTTGATGCGAAAATGAGATGCCATAATGACGGAAAGTCCCTGCGTAATTGCATCTGCGAGTACCGTCTCGCACCAGGACTGCTGTATTTCCTTGTAATCCGTGTCTGTATTGAAGGTATCAAGCACGATAAGGCGGATCTTGCTATCCGAATAATCCTTGTAATAGAAACAGTATCCGTTGTTTTCTGCTCCTTCCGGCTGGATAACGTTCCAGTTTTCAATCCAAGGGGCAAAATAGCGATCATACGACTGCTTTCCCTGGTAGGTATGCCAATCCGTTGCGCTACCGTTCCTAGACGCAGTGTCGTGGTTTCCAATCACACAGAGGATGTCCTTACACGGGTTGTCAGGGTCGGACTCATCGCCGAATGCGGATTCATCCGCGAAGTTATTTGTCACGAGGTCTCCTGTCTGGATGGTATCGTCGATGTACTCCTTGAAGAATGTCCGGAATTCATTGATTCGGACCTGGTTTTCCTTCCTCCCGTGGATGTCAGAATAATGAAGTAGGATGAGCGGCTTGTAGTTCACGTCGTTCTCTGCGCGTGTGGTGGATTTCATCTGGAACAACAGGCGGCGTGTCTTCTTGTAATCATTGTCTATGACGATATCCGGCATAGAACCATAATCAACCGATACTGCAATATATGACGGCCAATAGTTGTAGCCACTCGACGAGGCACCGGCATAAACATAAATGAATTTTGCTCCGGCGGGAGCGATAAAAGTACCCCCTTCGGTGATAACAAGTCCGGTTCCGGGGACAAATGGCGGAATTCCGTTAGAGGAGGGGCTGTCTTCCTCCGTAAACCAGGCGATTCTCGCGTTGTTTGCCCCTTTTATTATCCGGACCATCTGTCCCTCGCGCACGGGGATTAAAACGTGCTTGTAAGAAGACGTCGAGCCATACAATCCATTTTCGTAACTTATTCCATAATCCAGTTTAGTAAGCTGGCTCAAAGTATAACGCCAGGACTCTTTAAATTCGGCATCGTTCTCAACCATTTTGTCCGCATCGTAAGCGTCCACAACAAGGGAAGGGTCGGTCGCCTTGTCGGAGCGGAACAAATAATAACCGTCGATATCTGGCTTGAGGACAATCGTGTTTTTCTTGTTTATCGTAGCCGAATTCACAGTAATGGACACCGACGTAACCAAAGCGCCGAGCCTGGGCAGTTCGGTCAAAAACCAGAGATTTTGGGTGGCGGCATTTGAGGTCCAATTCACAACGTATGTGTGTCCACCCTTTACCTTGATCAAAGCGTTCCTCGTTCTTGCGTATGCAGCATATATCAATGCCCCAGAAGATGCGGAAAACCTTCCAGCGCTCATCTTTCTAAACGTTTGCAAGGCTCCATTTGGGGTAGACCTTTCAATGGACGCAGGCGCAACCGTAGTTTCATTTTCCACTGTGTTGTAAAGGAAGGCATTTGCGTTGGATGGAGCGCGAAGGATATATGTCTTTCCTTCATCGAGTTTGAAGGTGCTAATGGCTCCAACCGTAGATCCGGAATTAGGACAGTAGATGCTTGAAACAAAGGCAGCGCGGCCGCCACCACCAACGACCTTCAACATGTCTCCGGGTAATACTTCGATAAGCGCGTGATTACCGGCGGACTGATAATCGCCACTTGAATTGATTGACAAGTCTTGCTCTGGGACGATGGTTAGGTTGATTGTTTCCGTAACATAACTTCCTCCGCCAAACACGGCGTCCGCGACAAGATTAACAGAAGCGATGTCGGAAGACTTTGAGTTATGTAGTGTACCGTTTTCATCAAAGGCCGGTGATACGACCTCGATGGAGGAAGGGCTATAAGGATAATCCGATGCTGCGCCACGGTATACCAGGAAGTAGGCGGCGTCGTCAGGTGCGAAAAACAGCCCGGTCGTCCCGGCGGAGACGGTCTCTACGACACACCCGGAGCAGAGGGGGATCGCGCCACCGGATGTCGGAGACGCATTCGACTTGACGAAGCAGAAGCGGGTCAGATTTGTCTCTGAAGCGCTAACCCGAACGATCTGCCCCGGTTTGACGGCGACAATGCTATGCTTGTATGTGTTACTCGATCCATAGACTCCTTCAGTAGTGATATTGTAGTTTCTCACTCCCAAGGACGACACGTCCTTCTGCTCGGTCTTGGTGAACGTCCCGTCAAGAAGGTCTGTCCGGATAGCGTTTCTCGCGACTCTGTCGCCCAGTTGCTCGATTTCGCTGTCGTAGCTCTTTCCGACCTGCAGGATGCTGGCGCTCCAGGCGCTTCCGTTGTACTTGAACATGGCCATCTGGCCGTCTGCGAGCACCGTCCCTCCGAAATTCGTGTATGTGCCGGGGGTGCTGGCCAGGTAGGCATCGCCGGCGGACGGCGAGGACGGAGTCGTGGAGGGCGTAGCGTCGCCGAGAATCTTATACCCTCGGTTGGTGTAATCCTGGAAGACAGACGCCTTGACGTATTCCGTCAGGTCTACGCTCTCCCCGTCATATTCGTTCCCCGTGTCGGTCCAGGTGCCCGCCGTATTGCAGACATAGAGCTCCGCGGGGAGCTCGTTTCCGACGAGGGCGTACCAGCCCTTCTCAGGCGTCGGAAGCGCGGCCAGGAGAGCCTCCTCGCTCGCGTACATGCCCATGTGCGGCTGCTTGACGTGCCTGGCATTGAGCGTGCCGAGGACGGTCATGTCGCCGGTCACCTCCTGATCTCCTTCCACGAGGTGGTTCCTGGTCCCGGTCGTCTGGGTGACGGTCGCGCCGTTCTCCCAGATGCGGTCATATTTGTTCCAGCGGTATTTTGTTCCGGTCGCCTGCGAAGCGCCAATATAGGCATAGTCTCCTTCCTGCCCTCCTTCCGGATGTGCGGCCCAGAGAGCTTTTACGGTAGCGAATACGCCGAGGTTTCTAATATCACTCATTGCATGAGAACATTACTGGTGTTCAACAAGGCGGCGGCTCCATTGGCATCTCCGATGGTCGTGGCGACAAGGTGCGCCGCATAGTAAACGATTGCCCGTTCCAGCTTGGGACAAAGGTCGATGTATCCCTCCTCTATCTTCGGAATGGGCAGGTAGGTGGCCCGCCTGACGAAAACGTCAGGACCCTGGGTGCAGGAGAAGAACTCCAGCACGGCACCTGCGGGTTGGACGGAGATGGCGACGACCGGCTTCTGCGGGTTGCCCCTCACTCCGGGGAAGCGTGAGGACTGCGCCAGGTAGAGGGGGTCGTCCTCCGTGATGGCGGCTGTGCAGGGTTTGCTCCAGTCGCTCATCTGGAAACTCACGAGACGCATGAAGTCCTCCGGAAGAAGGATGCGGCCGCTGCCGTAGCCGACTTCGCTGTCCCAGGAGATACTCTCTCTCAGATTCTTCCCTCCCTCAAGGAGGTGCCGGGGCGCTCCGCTCTCCACTATCCTCGCGGCATCGGGTATTTTGCTCTCGATAATCTCTTCGAGGGACAGGGTGTCGATGTCGCTGGAGATGATGAGCTGGTCACTCGTCATGTTCTGGTCGAGTGCCACGCGGATCTCGGACTTCAATGCGTCAACCGAGTATAACATGGTCGTGGGGTATTAGTTGTCGATGCCGTCGAAGACGACGTTATTCATCGCAGCATACCTCTTGATGGCCTCCTTGCTGCGGAGCTGGGTGCGGCCGATCTCGAAGTTGCGGGCCAGGTACTCCTTAGCGTCGCTGAGGTTGGTAAACGGAATCACCTTAACGGGGTTGTCCTTTGCGGGGGCCGCGGCCTTGACGTTCTCAGAATCCGCTTTCGCGGACACGGGCTGCGGAGTTGCGGCCTTCCGTTCCGGCGCGGTGTTGGATGCCCCTTCCAGGAAGAACTTCTTCCCGAATCCGGGATGACGCTCGATGGCGTTCTGGACCCGTTCGTCATCAGTGATGTAAACGCTGCCGTTCCCGGTCCTGGGGGAGAAGGAGATGCGCTTGGAACCGCCGCCGGGAAGACTGACGGAGAAGGCAACCTGCATGAAGGACTTGTAATTCTTTGTCATGGTCTTGTTCTCTTAACAAAAGGAGACGGGCAGTTTTGCCCGCCTCCTACGGTTTGGTTCTTGTATCACAGAGATTAAGCGCCGCTGCCGGAGCCAGAGCCAGAGCCGGAGCCGGAGCCGGAGGCGCTCGAAGGAGCGGCGGCCAGCTTCATGCGGGCATGGGCCTTCGCATAGCGGAGGTACAGGCAGGCGACTTCCTGGATGACCACGGCATCGGTGCGACGGATGCCGGCCTTCTTGAGGTCGAGGACGTTACGGCTCCAGGAGATGTAGGTCTTCTTAGAGAGGTACTCCGGATCGAGGGCGAAACCGCAGTCGGACATGCCGTTCTCGTTGAACAGCTCGTGATGCAGCGTGAGCACCTCGCCGAAGTCGGTGTCCCAGCTCTTGAACTTGAGGTTCCAGACCTCCACGGTATCCTTCAGGCGGAACTTCTCGGACTTGATCTTGGAGAAGGCGGTCAGCATGTCGGAGCCACAGAGCAGCACCTTGCGCTTGTTGCCGATGCCGGTCCCCACGAAGAGGTCCTTGGTGATGTCGACCAGGTCGTCGTCGGAGATGACGGCGGTGCCGGAGACCTCGTCCCAGTGACCGACCTCGATGTCCTTGCCGGCCATCCACCAGATACCGCCGGTGAAGTAGGTATCCATGTTGTCCTTGGACGGATGGGCGATCACGTTCTTAACGCCGAACAGATAGGTGTTCTCCTGGGCGAGCTTCATGTCATAGATGCCGTCCTCCTCGATGTCGGAGAAGGTCCAGTTGACCTCCTTGGACGCGATCTTGTCGAAGGTGGACTGCTCAACCTGAATCATGAAGTTCTGGCAGTACTGGTACTCGGCGGTAGGCAGGTTGTTGAACCGTCCGGTCTGGACATCCAGCTCACCGCAAGCCTTGCCCATGCGGACCAGCGTGGTTCCCTTCGGAATGGCCGGGACCCAGATAGGCAGGTTGTCGGCGTTCAGGTTGCCGTTGACCGCATAGACCACGGGCATCTGCGTGCTGTTGTCGCGGCCGCAGACGCACAGGACCAGTTCGGGAACGATCTCCTTGCTCGGATTGTAGGCGATGCCACCTTCCTTGTACGTACCCTTCACGCCCAGGACACGGATGGTGTCGTCGAGTGTGAACATCTTCGGATCGTCCACGGGAAGCACCACGGAAGCGCCGGTATTCTGCGCTTCGACGGCACTATTCGTGAGGCAGGCGACGGGACGGGTGCCCACGGAGTAATACTTGACCTTGAAACTCGATGCGCTCTGGTTCTTGGCGTAACGAGAAATCTGGTCCACAGGCGTGGCCATGGGACGGATCTTGGTGATTCGCTTGTCCACGTCGTCGAGGTAGAAGTTAGGGTCACCGTCTCTGCGGCCCTGGGTCTCGGTAGCAATGCCATCCGGAGAATCGGCGGGTTCGCCAGCATTAGTGACACCTGCATCCGGGAGTGGGGCAGCATCTGCCAACATCACGCCGGAGCCAGCTCCCGTCACCATTGCGAGGAGAGAGAGCAGGAGGGTAAGCATAACGCTTCCCAGGGTCTTGAGTTTGGTCTTCATGTCGAAAACGGTTATAAGATGGAACTTAAAGGTTTATCCACGGTTAGTGCGCTTCATGTTGCCGGCCTCCCAGATGTTCTGCGGTCCGGGGTTTCCGAAACGGCCGAGCGCACCGAGGTCGCGTTTCTCGTCACCCGGAGCGGCGGCACCGTTCTGTCCCTGAATGGAAGGAACGCTGTCGGTCCTGCCCCTCTTGCGGAGCTTCTCGTCAATCTTCTTGTTGGCTCCGCGGGCTTCCCCCTCGCGGCCGGCATCGTCCACGTCTTCGTCGTGGTTGATGGCCTTGAGAGCCATTTCGAGCGTTTCCTTCGAGATTACACCGACGATGTAGTCCTTGCTGATTTGGGCGATGAGATCGAGGACCTGGTTGCCCTGCTCCTCGGTAAGGCCGTGCTCCTGCTCGAAGGCGCTGGCCAGGTCGAGGCTCTTGGCGATGTTGTCCTGGTACTGCGTCTCCAGCTTCTCGTTTTCGGCCATGCGCTCCAGGTACTCCTTGTTGGCGGCAGCGATCTCGTCCAGCTTGCCCTCGTCCTCAAGGGCATCCTTGCCGAAGCGGCGGGCGAATTCCACGAGCGGGTCCTTGCCGTTCTTCCAGTCCATCAGGAAATTTGCGGTGCGCGGATCGCTGCCGAACATGCCGGCGAATGCTTTTTCCCTCTCCTGGAATCCCTTGATTCTGTTGTCGTAATCGTCGAAATCATCACCGATTTTGCCGAAAAGGGCCTCATCATCATCAAACTGAGCGTCGGGATAACGACTTCTCATCCGCTCGGTTATCAGGTCCCTCTTGGACTTAACTTCCTTATTGTCAGGCTGTGCCATTGTTAAAACGGTTATGGGTGATACTTACGGTAACAAAAATAATTATCCATCAAACACATCTTTTTTTATCTATTTACCAAGCATTTGTAAATTTGAGGTAGGGGGTCGTATGAAAAACAAGGGCAGTATATTCGAGTACGAGGATGCGCGAAACAGGGATCTGATTCGTGCGTACAAGCAACTCGTCGAAGAGTGCGGCCAGATCTACCTCCCGGAAATCTGCCAGAAGCTCGTCAACATGCCGTCAGAGAGGTTCTGGGTGAGCGAGGAGCGGGCATCGATCGTCATCTCCGACATGCTCAAGGGACGGTCCATCGAGAACATGAACGAAAACAAGCGCGAGATGTACGAGGAGATTTACCGCCGGGTCCAGGAACTCAAGAAGGAATACCCGAATGCCACTGTCTATGAGCTGGTCTCTCAAGTCGTCGAGGGACCGGCTCCTAAGTTTTACCTGACACCCAAGTCCGCGAAGGTGATCATCAGCAAGATCAAGAGCGAATGGTACGAGAGAAGGAAGCGAAAATATCGGCACTTGTTTATGTAGCGTCAGCCATCGCCCTCTGCTTCGTGCATGTGCCTCTCGTGAAGGTGGGAATCTGCAAGGACTGCACATGGACATCCCGCCTGCTCCATCCGTTCTTTCACGCGAACATCTTCCACGCGCTCGTGAACTGCTGGGCCCTCCTGTCCGTCGTCTTCATCTTCGACCTGGGCCTGATCGACCTGGCGCTGTCCTATGCGGCCGCGGTCCTGGTGCCCGTCGGCATGCTCGGACTCACGGTCCCGACGGTCGGATGCTCAGGTGCCCTGTACTACCTCTTCGGCATGCTGTCCTTCCGGACATCCAAGAAACTGAAGTGGCATCTGTGGTGGCTCTTCTTCATCGGCATCGGCTTCTTCTTCCCCGCGTCCAACGCCGTCCTGCATCTCTGGTGCTACGGTGTCGGCGTGCTGGTCGGATTCCTTAACTCGCCCATAAGATGAGCAAGAGGTCCGACATAGTGCCGGAGGTCCTGGCGATTCTGAAGGAGGATGCCGAAAGGGTGGCCGCCATCGAAGCGAAGTTCAACCCCATCACCGGAGAGGGGTCCATCTGCTTCAAGGACCGGAAGCTCTTCGACGTGGACGGCTTCCCCATCAAGATGTGGCTCCCGAAGGAGATGTTCAACATCCCCATCGTCAAGCGCATACACGCCCTCGGTTCGCTGAAGAAGTTCCTTGAGAGCATCGAGGAGGAGGACTGCGAGGAGACGAGGGAGACCATCATCGGCACCGTCCTGAAGCTCCGCAGCCGCTATGACTTCGCGTTCTGGGCCGCGTTCTACGTCTATATCAAGAACAAGGAAGGAGGCGAGGACGTCCTGTTCCGTCTCACACGTCCGCAGCGCAGGCTGGTCGAGCGCCTGGAGGCCAAACGGAAAGCGGGGAAACCCATCCGGCTGGTCCTGCTCAAGGCCCGTCAGTGGGGAGGATCCACGTGCATACAGCTATACATGGCCTGGCTCCAGCTCTGTCACCGCGTCGGCCTGAACTCCCTCATCGTCGCGCACCAGGGCACCGCGTCCGACGAGATCCTGGACATGTACGACCGCATGATAAAGGCGTACCCCCTGTCGATGCTCCACAAGCTCTCCGACGCATACACCGAAAAGGAGGCGAAGTGGGTCGGTGTCGGACACTCCGGAAGCATACACCGCGTCCCTCAGAAGAACTGCAAGATCAAGGTCGGCACCGCCGAGCGCCCGGACTCCGCACGTGGCGGCGACTACTCCCTGGTCCACTGTTCCGAGGTCGGTCTGTGGAAGAAGACCGAGGGCAAGTCCCCGGAGGACATCGTGCGGTCCGCATGCTCCGGTGTCCTTTACAAGGCGTACACGATGATCGTGTATGAATCGACGGCCAACGGCACCGGCAACTTCTTCCAGCGTGAGTATGATGCCGCGAAGGAAGGCAAGTCCCAGTTCGAGGCCCTCTTCATCGCCTGGTTCGACATCGACCTCTACACCCTGCCGTTCGAGGGCGAGGACGAGCGCATCCGCTTCGCCAGGACGCTCTACGAGAACCGGGAGGGCCAGACCACCATGTCCAACCGCGAGGAGCCGGGCTGGTATCTGTGGTGGCTCTGGAAGAAGGGCGCGACGCTGGAGGCGATACACTGGTACGTCGAGGAGCGCAAGAAGTACACCGACCACGGCTACATGGCTTCCGAGTATCCGAGCGACGACGTGGAGGCTTTCGTCCACTCCGGATCGATGGTGTTCGACAAGTACCGCGTGGAGAAGTTCCGTCCGTCCTGCCGGCCGCCGGAGTTCATCGGCGAGGTGACCGCCCGCGGAGACGAAGGCAAGGAGGCATTCGTGGACATGAAGTTCATCGACGACCGCCAGGGCCGTCTGTGGGTATGGGAGAAGCCTGAGATAGACGAGAAGGAGAAGATCCGGCACCGATACCTGGTGGTGGTGGACATCGGCGGCCGCGGCAAGAAGTCCGACTGGTCCGTCATCACGGTGTTCGACCGTCTCTTCATGATGGACGGAGACCTGCCCGTGGTGGTCGCCCAGTGGTACGGGCACATAGACATGGACGAGCTGGCCTGGAAGTCCGCGCAGATAGCCAAGTGGTATGACGACGCGCTGCTGGTCATCGAGTCCAACACCCTTGAGACGCACGACCAGGAGCGGCAGGTGGACGGAGACCAGTCCACCTTCATCCTCAACCAGATCAAGTCCGTCTATCCGAACCTCTACGCCCGCAAGCAGAGCGAGGTCGACATCCGGGAGAAGCGCCCGAAGATGTACGGATTCCATACCAACGTGTCCACGAAGCCGATGATCATATCCACGCTCGTCAAGGTGGTCCGCAAGCATGAATACGTGGAGAGGGACGAGCGGTGCCTGGACGAATACCTCGTCTATGAGCGCAAGCAGAACGGATCCTACGGAGCCATCACCGGCAAGCACGACGACCTCCTGATGACCCGCGCCATCGGCCTTCACATCTGCTTCTACGAGATGGACGTCCCGAAGGTGGTGGCCAGGCCACAGGAAGGCGTTCCGAGAGTCAAGCACAAGGCCGTCATATCCGCAGCAACTATGTCATAACCTTAAATACATCATGCCATGAACATCTTCAAGAAATTCTACCTCTACCTCCACTACTGGTCGGCCGTCAACATCGCATCCAAGTGCTACCGGAAGTATCACCGCCGCTTCTTCGTCATTCCGGGCACCAACGGGGACCTGATGGTCTGCGACCGCAAGAACTTCCGCGGCCTGCGGGCGAAACACTGGGTGAGGAATGCCAACGGGCTCAACATGAAGCAGGTGGCCGACAAGTCCTTCTACTACACGCCCTATGCCGACGGCACCGGCTACATCACCGCGACCGAGAAGGAGCAGCGTCTTCATGACTACTACAACTGGTACGTCCGCTCCCGGATGGAATACAAGGCCCAGAAGAAGGCGAAGAAGGCCGCCGCCAAGGAGAAGAAGATCAAGTCCAAAAAAGACAGAAGAGATGCGAGGAAGAAGTAAGTCCCCCTACGGGAACACCGAGGGCATCATGACCCTCTCGAAAGACAGGATCGCCGTGCAGAACATCCAGCGGCAGAACAACAGGTCCAAGGTGACCGATGACCAAAAGAAGAAGGGGACCCGATGAGGCCCCCTTCCTTTACGTACCGACCGATCAGGCCGCGTCGCGCTGGTATCCGCGCATGAGCATGTTGTAGGCGTTGTTCACCGCATTCATGTCGGCACCCATCTGGATCTGGCGCATGAGGGCAGGGGAGAGCTGGGTCGGCTGCTGGCCGGCGGCGAGCTGCTCCTGCTGGCTCTTGAGGCTCTGGAGGAGAGAATCCGCGAACGGGAAGTCTCCGTGCTCCAGGAGCTGCTCCAGGCTGATCTGGCCCGCGGACCATATCTGCATCAGGAAGGCGTTCGCCATGTTACGGTAGGCCGGAGTGGACGTGGCCTCCACGATGGACAGGTCGAACTCCACGTCGCGCACCTTCTCAGGGTCGTACTCGACGACGGCACCCGCCTTTCCGGTGATGTTGAACACGCGCTTGTCATCGTAGAACTGCTGGATGTTCTTCACGTCCTTGTAGGCAGCGTCGATGATGAACGTGCTGAAGGAATCCAGAAGGTCGAGCAGGGATGTCGTGGCGTTCTGCATCATCTGCTGCGCGTGCTGGCCACTCTCGCCGGCATATCCGGGCTTGCCCTGGAGCGCACCGTTCACGCCGGAGATGTCCTCGAAGAACTTGAGCTGGAGGTTGAGCAGCTCCGAGATGCCGATGTTCGTGGAGTTGTTGGCGATCTGGGTCGGCAGTTTGTCGGTGTCCTTTGTCTTCGCCACGATGACACCGTTGAACCGAGTCCAGTTGTCGAACACCTCGTCCAGGTCCTGCTGGTCGGAGATGCACTCCTCCGGGAAGATGAGCACGCCCTTGGCGCTCGCCCTCATGATCCAGTCATAGAGGGTGATGAGCCGGTTGGTGTACCGCTGCTGGTCGATTACGTCGTTCACGAAGGAATGGATCTCGCCGTCGATGAACGGATACGCCTTGAAGACGTAGGGATGCGACTTGTGGTCGTAGGGAGTCTCGCCCTCATCAAGGATGTCACCGAACGGAGAGAGGAAGTAGTACTGCCAGTAGTTGTCAAGGAACCACTCGTAAGTGATGACCGGCACCTCTTCCGGGGCCATGCCCTGCGCCATGCCCCTCGCCATGCGCTCTTCGTTCACGGAAAGCACGAGGTCCTGAAGGTCCCCGATGTCCACCTTGAAGATGTCGCCGCTGAGGTAGTCGTGGCAGCGGTAGCGGGGTTTGCTCTCCTTGCGCCAGACCTCGATGACGCGGCACATGTTCACGTCCTGCGGCAGAAGGAAGTCCAGGTTCTTCAGGCTGCTCTTGCCGAAGCTCTCGGCATAGCTGTCCATGAAGGATCGGTTCCTGGCGTAGGAGTAGATCTCCCGGAGCCGTGCATACTTCTGGGGGTTGTCGGCGAAGTTCTGGGTGAGCTCGATGAAGGAGATGTCATGAATCTCTCCCAGGAAACTCACATCCCAGCCGCGGAAGTCCTTGAAGCGGTTGTCGATGAAGAAGTTGTTCGGGTTGACGTATGTCGTCCAGCAGTCCATACGGTCGTTCTGCCAGCCGTACCACTTGCGATGGACGATGAATCCGCCGATAAGGAAGTCTTCCATAGTCCTGGCGTTGATCTCCGACATGCGGTTCATCTGCCAGTTATACTGAAGCACGGAGGACATCGTTTCGCCGGCACGCTGCTCGTCGCGGTCGCGGGCCGTGCAGATGGGCTCCTTGGACTGGCTGCGGTACACGCCGAGGACGTTGCGGACCAGACGGCGGATGAGGTTGTTCTTGAGCGGTACGCTGCCCTGCTTCTTGATGTACTCCTCCTCCGTCATGGTGCATCCGTCCTCATCGGTGATGATGTCCTGCCACTGGTCTCCGTAGCAGTATTTCTTATTCCGCTCACGTTCCTTACGGAAAGAGTCCATCTTGTCCCAATAGACCTGCGCCTGGAGGATGATGTCAAACGCCCGACGGTCTCCGAACTTTTTCTCGAAGGCCACGGTGTCCATCTCCTCCCTTGACTCGCGGAGACGGCTCATCGGTATCAATCTATCCTTTGCCATAGTGTTTGATTTATTGGTAGGTAGCACCGCAAATATAGGGTGCTACCATACCCGTGTCACTTTATTTGTTATCCGTGCGTTTCAGTTCATCGACCATCTGCTTCTTGAGCTGGAGTATCTGGTCCTCGATTGCATCCCGGCTGTTGCCGTCCGCGCTCTTAAGAGCAGTCTGGAGCCGCTTGATGGCGTTGATGTTCCCGTGCGCCTTCGAGTATCTCTGGAACTCCGGGGTCTGCATGAAGTCGTTCAGCATCTGTGCGTACTCCATCGCTCCCATCTGGTCCCCGGACTGAGCGGACGTGCGGATCCCGCTGCGGAGGTCGCGCAGGGTAGCGTCCACCTCCTTGTGCTCGGTGTCCACATATTCGTAGTAGGCCCGGTCGAGGTCGCTGCCGCGTGTGCGGATGAGTTCCTGCGCCTGCTTGGTGAAGCGCTTCTCGTAGGTGTTGATGCGCTTCTCCCTCGCCTCGTCGGAGTAGGCCCATCCCAGCGTGGTCGCATTGCGACGGACCTTGTATTCGGCATACCTGCGGGCGAAGTCTGCGATGGAGAGATCAAGCCCCTTTTCGGCGGTCAGGTCGAGCTCGTCGATATACACCTTGTCAACCTGGGACTGCGGGCACTGGAGGACGCGCATGAGAAGCAGCGTCGCCTCCTTGGAAGTCTCAAGGTCTCCGTTGCAGGCATCGTAGATGGCCACGCCGATGTCGGTAAGGGTCTGGGGGTTCACACCGACACCGGCCTGAACCAGGAGGTTGACCACCTCGTTGGCGGCTGCCACCTGGTCGTAGGAGGCCATCTTGATGATGCGCTGGATGTCGCTGGCGACAGGCATGAGCGAAGGATCGTAGTTCTTCAGCCCCTCGCCGCTGGCGAGCAGGTTCGCAGCCTCGCTGATGACGGAACCGCCAGAGAGACCTTCGACCGTGCCGCCCAGGAGACCGTGAAGGGCCGCGTCCTTGAGCATCTTCTTCTTCTCGTCATCATCGTCGCCGGCGATGAGATAAGGCAGGTACTTGCCCAGGTTCCAGGCGAACTGCACCACGAATCCGAACAGGGCCACGCGGAGAGCGTCGCGGAAGGTGGACTTCCGGTAGTTGCGTTCGGCGGCATCGCGGGCATCCTGCTCGTCCACGCCGTCGCGGACCATCTGCTTCGACATGAACTCCACTGCCTCGTCCTTATAATCGGGCCGGAGCTTGCGCCCCAGGTTACGGACCGCATCCACGAGCTGTCTCTGGTAGCCCATAGAGGAGTTGCGGAAGACCGTCAGCGCCACGGATGCCCACGTCCTGTCGAGCTGCATGGCAGACAGGAAGGCGTTTTCATTGGACTGCTGCGTCTCGTTGAAGAGGATGGTTGCATCCTGCTTCGCCCGCTTCTCTGCCTGTTCACGGGTGTAACCGTCATTGAGGTATCTCTTCATCCTGGTCTCGTACATTGCCTTCGCACCGACGGCGACGGTCAGGGCATCCACGAATGCGTTTGGAGACATACCCAGGCGGCTCGCGGTCTTCACCATGTCGTTGCGCCACATCTTCCAGTCGGACTCGGTCTTCATCAGGCGCGTGTCACCGGCCTGCTTGCTGAGCCAGCGCTTCTGGAATCCGGGAAGGTCCTTCAGGGCCCAGTTCCAGGACTTCCAAGGCGTTGCCATGCTCTTGAGAAGCTGGCCGACGTTCGCATCAGAGATGAAAGCCGGCAAGGACAGGAGCTGCTTGATGGCGGTATAGACGCGGAAGGAGATCTTCGCGGCCGTCACACCCTTTGCGATGTTCACCGCGGCCGTGTCTATGCTGTCGCGGGACACCGACGGATGATACACGCCGGCGGCTATCTCCGCGCTCTTGCGGAAGTTCTCCCAGATGATGCTGCCGGCTCCGTAGATACCGGACATGTTCTGTACGCGGTTGCGGAACGTCTTATAGGAGAGCAGCGTGTTCAGGTCCTGGTTGAACGGTGCGAAGGCCGCCCAGTGCTCCATCTGCTGAAGATGCTCGATGACCAGGGAGAAGGCATCGGTCCCGATGACATCCAGGGCCAGCGCGTTCTTCCGGCGCTTGATGATGGACCCGGTGATGGTGGCAGGCGTGGTGCCGTCCAGGTCAGGCGTTGCCATGTCCACCTCCCGCACCCTGGCGTTGGCCAGGACCTTCAGCGGGAAGTAGTTCTCGATGGCGGCCATCGGAGCACCGAAGAGCTTCTCGTGTACGCGGTTGTATTTGTTCCGGAGATTCACGAGGAATTCGCCCTGGAGCCAGTCGGCCAGCTCGATGAACCGGGGATCCATCTGCTCCTTGATAGCGTTCACGTGCTCTTCCTCGATGCCCATCCGACGGAGCTTCATCCGACCGTCGGACATCTTGTTCACCATGTAGATGTAGAGCAGGTTGCCCTGGGTGAGCTCGTGGTCCTGCATCTTGCCGCCGTCCCAGAACTTCACGCTCACGGTCGGCATCTTGCGCTCCACGGAGTAGAGGTCGCTCCAGCGCATCTTGCGCCCGAAAACATCGGAGACCTTGCGGTCCAGGACATCCGTCGCGGCCTTCATCCCCTGGAACTCGGCATCGTTGGCATCGACCCATCCGCGCATGAAGTGATTCCAGAGGTATCCTTCACCGTTGACGGACTTGCTGCCGAAGTGACGGAGCATCTGGTCGAACGTGGCCAGCGGCTTGAGCAGGAACCTGAAGATCCCGTTGTTGGTCAGGCGGTCGTTCTTGTTGCCGTGCTCGTCGCTCTTCTGTCCGGCCAGGTCGGAGTTGGCGAAGTGGTGGATCCGCTCGATGCGCTGCTTCTCCTCGTCCCGGAAGGCCGTGCCACGGGCGATGCTCTCGTAGAGCTTGCCGGACAGACGGCCGGTGAGGGAGTTGTATGCGTTGATGCGGTCCATCCTGTTCTGCCGTAGCGCCTCGTCGCAAGAAGCGACAAACTCGCGGTAGGAAGGAAGGGACATCCTGCCGGCCCTGCGGTCTTCGGCCGCCTGGCGCAGTTCGTTCCTGATGCCCTTCTCCTCGTCGATGGAGGCGCGGATGTCATCGACATACTCCCTGGCCATGCGGAGACCGACCAGCTCGTCGCCGGCGGCGGCCTTCACCGCGTCGTCGGGACTGTCAAGACGTGTCTCGGCAGATGCGATATGCTCTTCGATAGCTTCCGGAGCCATGTCCATAGCGTCCTTGAAGACCTGCATCATGCGCTGGCCGGGAGCGTCGAGCTTACCCTGCACCTCCACACCGCGAGCGTCCACCTTGGAGCCGCGGATCTTGAGCAGGCCGTCGAACACGCCCTTCGCGTGACGGAGCTGGTTGCCGACCATGAGGTCCATGATGGCATTGACCGCACCGTCCAGGTCCTTGCGTCCGGTCGCCCAGCGGGTGACGGTGAGCATCTTTTCAATCTCCTGCCTGGTAGGATCGGACAGTGCGCCCTCGTCAAGCAGACGCTTCGCCAGGTCGGTGATGCTGCGGACGGTCTCGCGGTCGTATTCCCTCTGAGCAGAGGCGGCCATCCGGAGCTTCGCCAGGTTCTTGTCAATAGACATCATGCGCTCGTTCAGGTGCGCACGGGCCTCGTCGTTCTCGCTGGACACCCTCATCTTGCCGTCGTTCACGATGTCTTCCACGTCGCGGGAGAGTTTGGAGAACAGGGGTTTTTGTCCAGAAGATTTGGAAGTTCCGGAATTATCACTACCTTTGCTCTCAGAAACAGTGTTCTGCGGAGTAGCTGTGTCATTCCGCTCGCTTCCATTGGAGGTCTCGCCAGTGTCCGTCGTATTGTCGAGGGCACTGTTTTTCTTTTCAAACACCGTGAGGAGCCACGTCTTCCTCTGGTCATCCCAGGTAAGGCGAACCGCAGCCCTGTACTTCTCGCTCTCAAGATTGATTCTGTTCTCACTCTTGGAGACGATGTGCATGTCGTTGAGGATCTCTTGCAGCTTATCGACTACCTCCGGATGATACTTCACCAGCTTTGCAAGGCCGTAACCATCGCTGTGCCCGGTGCCTTCATTGCCCCACACGAGGTCGATGGCTCCGATTTCTGGATGGGAGAGGGCACCGATGGCTTCTCCTTCCCGGAGCTCCATGAGTTTCTGGATGGCCTCCTTAGCCTTCCCTTCGTATCCGCGGAGAATCGTTCCGAATGGTCCGGTCTCCCGCTTCTCCTTCGAGAACATCACCTGTCCGCGCATGACGGACTCCTTCATCGAAGGCGTGACCTCGATGGAGTGAGCGTCCAGATACAGGCCGTTAGAGAGAGAAACAAGAATATCCTTCGTCGAGGCTCCCCACTTCTTGCCGTACTTATTTGCAAAGCGGGGGATTATGTCGTCGTAGAAGCCCTTCATGCCCTCTGCACCGATACGAAGGTTGTCACCGGAGATCGTGCCAGGTCTGTCCATTGAAAGGATTCTTGCAGCAAGATCCTTACCGACATAGTCTTCAAGATTCTTGTCGGTCAAAGTACCATTTCCATTTTCATCAAACTCAAACGGAGTATCGGGCCGAACATTATTCTTGTAGTTTATTTCAACCTTAACACCTTTTCCATTGGACCCAAACTCGGTCTTCTCTAAAGGCGTTACATCAATCGAATCAATTACTTTCCCGATGTCATATCTCTCAGCCTGCTGCTCTCCCAGAGTCCAGGCCACGACATCGTATCCCTCTTCTGCGGCATACCGGAGCATGCGCTTGAAGGCCAGCTCGTGCCAGTTCTTCTCGAACGGAGCAGGCTCCACGCCGCGCAGACCTCTTTCCTGAGCATGCAGCGCTTCGCGGACGGCCAAGATCCTCTCCTTGTCTTCCGGAGTCACCTCATCCCAGTACTCAGCCTGACCCATCACGCCGTTGCCGTACTTAGCCTTCATCTCTTCGGCAACCTCGTCGTATTCAGCCTTCACGCGGCCGACTTCCTTTTGGAGCTGCTTGTATTCGGCATACTCCTCACGAGGCATCCCGTTAGGCTCGTACATCTTGCGACTGAGTTCATTGAGACGCTCCATCTTTTTGGAGTAGTTCACGTCCTTGTATCCGAGGTCGCGTGCGTCCTGGTGACGCTTCGACTGAATCTCGTCAATGAAGAGGACGCGCTTGTCGGGCCGGCGAGCGGCCTTTTCCTCCCTCCAGGCATCCTGGACCTTACCACTGGCTTCTGCAAGCTGGTCCTTCTCCTCCTGGGTCAACTCCGCGGCGAGCTCTGCACCGACCTTGCCGCCGTGACGCTTTGAGATTTCATCGAAGACGGGAGCGTTCTCTTGCCTTGCGGCCTTGGTCTTCTCGACAAGATCTTCGTCCTGGACGGTAGTACGCGCATCACCGAAGCGGATCCACGCTACCGCACGACCGTTGTCGGCATCACCGAAATGTACGACATCGCTTTCGTTATACGATCCGATAGTCGGGACTGTCAGGGCGATTTCATGCTTGTTCTCAAGACCGTCGGTCGTGTAGCTAAGCCGAATGTCATTGATGGGCTTGCCAGGCATGCCGGCATTTCCAAGGAAGTATTTGGCCTGGTCGGTCATTTCGCCATTATAGTCCTGCTCGATGATGAGATGTCCGGTCATGTCAACAGAGAATGCGCTTTCAAAGTCGTCACCGTATCTGTCAACCATCTGCCGGAAGGCGATTTCATTGACATCATTGTCCGGGTCCGCGATCTCTTCGCGTTTTTCAAGAAGCATACGTTCGATGCGCTCCTCGCCGGCGGTCATCTCGTACAGGTAATTCTCGCCGTACTTCTCTTCCATCTCAAGATAGAACTCGGCAACTTCCCTGTCGGCCCGCTCATAGTCTTCGTCAAGGTCAATCTTGTAACTGTCGAGTTCATCCTGATACTGCTGGAGAGCCTCTTCTATCTCCTTCGAGTAGGATCCGTAATGCGTCTCCTCAATCATAATCTCGTTATCCCGGATGTAGTCGAGAATCTCCTGCTTGGTCAGGGTCTTGCGGTCCAGGGACTTCAGCCAGTCGGACAGTCCGATCCACTTGTCCTCACCGGCTTTCAGGCCGCCTTCCTTCTCCAGCATCTTGACCCACTGCTCCGGGGTGGCCTTCTCCATGCTGATAGCATTGACGGCCTCTGCCGCGTTGGAGATGAAGATACGCTCATTCTCGTTGGTCTTAGAGAAGCGAACACCTCTTCCACGGTTACGCCAGCGGATATACGCTTCACGGGCAGGAGCACCGGCTGCAATCTTCGGAGGAAGAATCTCCACGCCGCGCTCCACGAGCACCGGCAGCAGGCCAGGAGGCACGATGTCAAAGGTGACACCTCTGTCCTTGAACTCTTCCACCCATTCGTCGGCGACCTCTTCCCAGGGAACAATGCGCATCGGCTTATCCCATCTGGAGAGGATCAGGTCTCCGTTCGTCCACTCATGTCTTCCGACAGAGAGCGCAGCCTTTTCAGCGTGGTATTCGCCCTTCAGCTCGCTTGCCGGATACAGGGTTTCGACAAAGACCAGGTTGTCACGCTTCCACGCCTGCGTGAACTGCTTGTTGATTTTGGAAGGACGGATGTGAATGTACGGATTATAGTCAACCGATTCGACACTCCCCAGGCCGTCAGGCTTGATGAGGTTGATCTTGCCGTCGTCGGTGGCCATGTCCGGATTCTCTTCCGCCTGCTCCCACTCGTTAAAGGCGAACGGAGTAGTACGCACGCTCTTCTGACCCTTCTTTCCCAGCTTGTCGGCCATAGGAGAACCAAGAGTGCCGTCCGGCTTCATCACCACGTTACGGTATCCGATTTCGGTCTCGCCCTTCTCCAGCTCGTCCAGGAGCTTCTGGTCCGTGACCTTGGAGAATCTGATGCGGGACTGTTCCTTATCTTCGGCTGGCCACTGATTCAGCTTCGAGTAGCGCACGTGGTCAACTATCTTCGCGTCCTTCGGGTCGAAGATGACGTAGTTATTCGCGGAATGGTCTCCGTGCGGATCCCCAAAGTTGGTGGGGACCTTGATGCCGGTGAATCCCAGGTCGTGCAGGAAGCGGGTGCTCCTGAGTCCAACGCCGTCGTTACCGAGATAAGCGTCCAGGGTTCCAAGGATGGTCTCCCCGCCCATGTAGGAGAATGCCTGGTCCAGCTCGTCGTCCAGGATGTCCGCAATCTTCGCGGTGTATCCGGAGTTCGGGTCGGACAGGAGCCTGGCGCGGAGCGCGGCCTTGATCCTCATGGCATCCTCATGCGGGATTTCGTCTCCGTAAGGGAGATAGTTATGGCCGTTGTCGGCGGGAATCTGCACGGTGTAGAGGTGACGCTGGCCCTCGTGGTTGAGCTGACCGTACTTATATTCGATTGCGTTCTTGATCTGCTGCGCCTCCGGGTCATACTTATAGTCTCCCGTCTCAAGCATCTGGCGGTAGTATTCCGCAAACTTCTTATGCGTGTCACCGCCCCAGGTGCCGGCGAACTTCTCGGCCATCGCCTCGTGCTTCTCTATCTTCGCGGGATAGCCGGCGCGGATCTCCTGAAGCCTGGACTCCAGGCGTTCGATGCCGTCACGGACTTCTGCCAGGCGGTTGCCCAGGGCAATATCCGCGTAGGTCTTGGCGATGCCGTCAACATCCGTCACGTAGATGCCGGGCCCATAGACATAGGTCCCTTCGCCGCTTCCGAGGAACTGGAGATCGAACCGCTCGAAGGATGCGCCGGTGCCGTGATAGGTAGTGAGAGGGCCTGCCTCCTTGGAGAAGAGGACGGTCTTCCCGTCTTCGGTCTTCTCCTCGATGGTCTCAAACACCTTCTCCATCAGCGGGCCGAAGGTGGTCTTGATCTCCTCGGTGGTCGGGTAAGGGAATCCTGCCAGGGCATCCGGAGTCTTCTTGTACTCCTCGAAAGGCATCGGGACCTCGCCCCGCTCCTTCATGCGAGCCTTATAGAAGATGTAGCCCATCCGCTTCCAGCTCTCGGCCGTCGCGTCATCGACACCGCGGACGAGGAAGTGGTCGCTCTCGCCCTTCTCGGCGATCTTGCGGTCAACCCACTCCGCGAACAGGCGAGCCGTCATCTCCCAGTCGCTGCCCCAGTAGTCGCCCTTCTGGACGCTACGCCGGCCGTAGTCGGACTGACGGATGGTCTTGGACAGCTCGCTGAATGCACGCTGAACCTCCGGACGTGCGCCCGGAATCTGGGACGCGGTGATGAAGCCGTGGGCGATGCCGCCACGACGTGCGAAGTAGTTGTCCAGGGCATGCCACCACTCGTGGGCGAGGGAACCGGCACCCCTGGTCTTGGTGAGGTTGATAACGACCTCGTTGCTTTCATAGTGAGCATTCGCGCTGCCGGATCCACGGGCACCGAATGCAAGGCCAAGCTCCCCGTTCAGGGAGAGGGCGGCAGGGGAAACGCCCAGCACCTCGGCCAGGTTCATGAACGAATCGTAGGCGTTGTTGAGCGCGGCCTGGCGGTCGCGGTCATTGGCCCAGTTACCGAACTGTACGCCTCTGAAGCCGAACACCTTGTACTCTTCCTCGCCGACATCCTTACCATTTCGGTAGTCCTTACCCTTGCGGGAAGAGGCATCGCCGTCGAAGTACACGAATTCGCTGCGCTTGCGGGCCATCTCCTTCAACTGCGCCTCGTACTCGGCACGGTGCGCCTCCATGTACTCCCTGGCCTCCCTGGATGTCTCGAAGCCGCCCTTGAGCAGCTCCGCCCCCATCCAGAAGCCCTTATCCTTCGCCCACACTCCGTAGGTGCCCTTGCTGTTCTCGTAGTACCAGGCGACGTAGAGTTTGTCACGCTTGTTGACGGCATCGCCCTTGGACTCACGCGCCTTCTGGAGGGCCTCGTTGAACTTGGAGTTCAGGTCCTCGTGGTTATAGCTGATGGCGGTGGCGGCCTCCTCGACGGAGCCATACTCGCCCTCAAGCTGGTGTTCCTCGCCGGTGGCCGCGTTGATGGCGACAATCCTAAACCTCGTGGGTTTCGCCCAGACCTGCGGCTCATATATGGCCTTCTCAAGCTCCTCCGCACTCTGGCCAGGATACTTCTCCTTTGCGAAGGCCAGGGCCGCATCATGGCTGTCGAACTCCTTGGTGTCGATGGCAAAGCGGCCTCCCTTCTTCGCGTAAGAGACGATGAACCTGCCGGAGCCGACCTTGGTTTCGCGGATTCCGCGGATCTTGAATGCGGATTCCGGATGGTCGATGTCGTCCACGCCCATCTGGAGCTGGACCAGGTACGTCGCCTGGGACAGCGCCTCATCGACGGAGTGAGCGAGCTCGTAGCCGTAATTGCCGGACTTGACCGTGTAGCTGCGACCCAGGTCGTCGCACTTGATGATCGGGAACTTGATGCGGCCGTTCACGTCAGGGTCGTATCCGGTGCTCTGGAAGACGCGGTAAGCGACGTAGATGGGATTCAGCGGGTAGAGCTCGCCAATCTGGATGCCCCTGTCGCGGTTCCACTCCAGGATCTGATTGCGATGGGCATCGGCCGCAACCTTCACCTCGTTCGGTACGTTGGCCAGGTTGTCGATGATGGCCTGCTTGCCGACAGCGTCAGCGTTCAGGTAGTCGAGAACGACCCTGGCACGCTGCGCCTGCTGTCTCGCCCAGTCCACGATTTCCTGGTCGCGCCGCTTGGACTTCCAGCTTCTGTCCTTGAGCTTGACAGGCTTGGGAGAGCCCTGGATGAGCCAGGACACGGCATCGACAAGACAGGCATCCTCCGGGGTGATAACGCCGTTCTCTACGAGTTTCTTGGTGTTCGGACGCTTGAATGCTTTTGCGAGAGGAAGAGCCACGAAGCTCTCCTCGGTAGCGTCTTCGAGAGTCTTTGAAAGGCTGCGGAGCTCGTCCTTGCGAGCACCGGCAATCTTCTCGCCGAAGTCCTCAATCTGGCGATTGGGACCCGTCTTTATTTCTCCGCCGCCTCGTCTTGCAGGGCTTGCTTTGCCGCCTTGAGCAGGTCGATTTCCTTCTGATCCCAGGTTCCCTCCGGGGACTTCTCCCGTATCTCCACCATTTTCGACTCCACTTCCTTGCTCACTGTCTTGGAAAAGCGTAACCTGCCTTGCTGAAGATAGAGATTCACTGTTTCGTTGCTCATTGTCAAGGGTTTTTACAAAGGTAATAATTTCTTCGTTATCAATTCCGGCCTTCCGCAGTTCCTGCTCGAACACCTCCGGAGTATCGCACTTATAGGCGAGGTCCATAGCCATAGAGAGGAACTCGTCGGCCAGGGTGATGTCGTCCTTGCTCTCATACCAGCGGCCGGCCTTCCACTGCTTCATGGCGTTCCAGATGGCCTTGCGGTCGAAGCCGGGGAGTTTCGCCAGCTTCTCATCCAGGGCATCGACCAGCGTGATACCGTGCTGACGCTCGTGGACGTATGCGCTCACGCCGTCCTCCAGGGACTTGATCTCGTCGGCGATGATGTAGATACCCTTCTCGTCGAACGGGATGAAGAAGGCGCGGTTGGTGTCGCGGTTGGGGTTGTCCAGCTCAAGACCGTCACGCACCTCGTTGATGACGCTCTCGTCCAGACCGTCCTTTGCAAGCTGCTCCAGGACGTTATCATAGTTCACGACGTGCGCCGGGTGCTTCTCGTCGGCCACGGTGCTGAGCTTATCCTGAAGGGCCTCAGTGCGCAGACTCATCGCGGCGCTTCGGTCCTCGGCGGTGACAGCCTTTGCAAGTGCTTCCTCAGCAGCATCCCACTTCTCCTGCGGGGTCCTGGGTTTCGGTGCCGGTTTCTTCTCGGCCTCGATCTCCTCCACCGGACGGCCGGTGACGAGAGACGTGGCTTCGGCCACGGTGCGGTCCTGCTCGCGCTGCTTTGCCATCTGCTCCAGCTCCGCGGGCGTTGCATACCAGTGGAACATCGGAGAGGTCCAGTTGGAAGGCATAGTGTTCATGGCGAGCGCATATCCCTTCTTCCCTTCGGCCTGCAACATGAGAGACTTGCCGGCGGATCCAAGCGGCTTGAAGGTAATCTTGCCGCCAATCTCCTGGACGGCGCGAAGGAAGTTCTCCAGACCCTCTGCATTGAAGGCACGCATCTCGCCACCGAGCGGAACGATTATCTTCGCATCCTTAAAATTCTTGCCCTCCAGCTCCTTCACGCCGGCCACGAAGGACGCGAGGTGTTTCGCGTCGATGCCGGAGTCCTCACCCTTCTGGAGAAGTTCGCGCCACTTCGGATACTTTGCGTCAATGACGTTCTTCTTCTTGTCGATGATCTTACCCTCGTTCTCCTTCGGGTAGGCATCCTTGACGGCCACGAGGATATGGGAATCGCTGGCGACCTTGTACCCCTTGTCGTGGAAGATGCCGGTCATGGCCGGGCGCTGGTCGTCCTTCTTGATGAACTTCCAGATGTCGAACTTGCCCTTGGGCTCCGAGGACGGCATCTCCGGATGAGCATCGAAGTACATCTGGCGGTATTGCTGCGCCTCTGCGCTGGACCGGGCCTTCTCCCTTGCGTTACGGACCAGCCCCTCCACGGTGCGCGGAAGATCCAGACCTAAACCAATTTCGAGACGCTCCAGGACATCCTGAGACGCGCCCTTGAGAAGGTCGGCAACATCCTGACGGAATCCGGATTCGTCCGTGTGCTCCCATTCGTAGTTGCGGCCCTTGACGGTCGAAGGCTTATCATAGCGCATCTTTCGGATGAGCATCACCAGCGGTTCAATGGCCTTCTTCGCTTCCTGCTCGAAGTCTTCCGGATGGACCTTGCCGTCCTCCACCTTCTTCTTGAGTGCGCCGATATTGTCATTGACGGCCTTGACAACGTTCTCAGGAGATCCGTACTGCTCCAGCTTCTTGGCGTAGTCATCGGCCAGCTTGTCGATGTAGTTCTTCACGTAGGGCATTATGCCGTCGCGGGTGTCTTTCGTGGTCTCCGCGTTCATCAGCTCACGTGCATTGACATCCATCTCCGTGATGGCGTTCTTCACATATATTGCCTCCGGAAGTTTGTATCCCTTGCCGTCCGGTGCGGCGATGGCCTTATCAACGGCTTCCTTCGCGCCCCTCAGTGTAGCAGGGAGCTTTACTTCTGTCTTCGGAGCTACTGGCTCCTCGGCAGGCTGCCCGAAGTCAATAGTACCCTGCGCAGGCTCGACGGCAGCAGGCTCTTCAGGTGCCGCTTCCACGGGAGCCGGCTCAGCAGGTTTGTAGGGCTTTTTGCTTAGAGTCTCAAGATAGGCATCGACAGCAGCGTCCAGTTTCGACTTGAAATAGTCGTAGTATTGTTTCAGGAACGGCTCGTCCTTGGCATACAGCATGTCTCCAGCCTGCTCCTTGTACGCTTCTGCAAACTCGTCGTAGCCCCATGTTCTGCCGAACTCATTATTTGTCAGCAGGTGATTGTATGCGGCTTCGCGTATAGCGACCTGCCCCCACTCAAACAGACGATTTCTCTGCATGGCGCTGGTGCCTTCAGGGACCGGAGCCTCGGACTTCTTGAACTGAACATCAGGGAGACGCTCGGAAGATTCCTCCGGAGCCTGCTCCACCGGCTTGACGGACTTGTACTCGGCGAAGGGTTTCGTCTTGCGGTGAGAACTGTCCACCCACTTCTTGAACTCGTCACGGGTGACCTCGGTGATGTCGCCCAGACCCTTCCATCCTTCCTCGTAGTTGGAGAGATATGCGGCCTTCGCTTCCTCCAGGGAGTTGAAACCGTACATCACCTTATGCTCGTCGAACTGGCCGGTCTTGGGATCCACCTGGTCCACGACGAAAATGTTACCTTGCTCCGGGTTGTCGGAGAGGAACACGTCGATATGGTCGCCGTCCACACCCTCGGTCCTGCGAAGGTATCCGTAGGTGTTGTTCATCTTGGTCTCCCACGCCTTGCCGTCCGGAGACGTACCGCGGCGCACGGAGCCCTTCGGGTTCTCGATGGAGATGTCGAACCCGTCCACGGTAACGTGGCCCATCTTATAGTTGCCGGCCTCCTTCTGGGCCTCGGTGGGCTCGGTGTTGACCTGGGCTTCCGCTTCAGCGATTGCCTGCTGCGTCGGAGTGACCTCTGTCTGTTCCGGTGCGGCCGGCTCAGCAGGAGCCTCCACCTTCTCTATAACGTCTCTGATAGGGACAGAGGTTGTAATGCCATCGCCGACATCTACGAGGATGTTCCCGCTGATCTTAGCGTCCTTCCCCTGTACCGTCACCATAGCGGTCGTCTCTTCCCCTTCATACATCATGCGGATCTTGATAACGTCGCCCTTCTTTATGCGGGTCGCGGGAGTCGCAGAGGTCTCAGGCACTTCCGTTCCAGCTGGCTCTTCCTTGACAGCAACCTCGGCGGGAACCTCTTCGGCTGGCTCAGCCTTCTCCGCTTCCAGCCGGGCCCTTTCTGCGGCGTTTGCCGCCTCCTTTTCCATCTGCTCCTTTCTGGCGATGTTCGCCTTCCGCGTATAGTCGAAGATGTCCGTCGGACGGACAGCGGCCCGGAATACGTTGACGATGGCATCGCGGACGGCCTGAGTGTCGGCCTGGTCTGCGTCGCCCATCCTGGGGACGAGGCCGGTCTGGTCGTCGGCCGCGATAGCCTCGGCAAGACCCTGAAGACTCATGCCCTGTCCTTTCTTCGCCCAGAACGGGAAGAATCTCTTGAGCTCGGCTTCGGACATGCCGGTCTCGCGCTTGAAGTCCTCCTTGTCAAGAGCATGCTCCATGCCGCGGAAGCCGTTGGCCACGACTTCCTCCAGGCTCATCGGCTCTTGCAGCGCCTGCTCTTCCAGACGGGCCGCACGGTCGGCTCTCTTCTTCGCCTCAGCAATGTCCGCATCTGCAAGGTCCTTGACTCCCTTCCAATAGTCGTATGCGTCCTGGAAGGGTTTGTGCGCCTCCAAAGCCTTGTTCTTTGCGGCACGGTATTCAGCAGGGGAATCGTAGTTCTCCGGCTTGATTTTGTCAACGGCGGCCTGAGACTTCTTGAGGGCTTCACTGGTCCGCTTCACCTTGCCGGCGATGAACCCGTAAGCCTCTTCGTCGTTGTCGAAGTCCTCATCGGAATAGATGTCCTCGTATGTCGCCTGCGTCGGAGCCTGCATGTACTGCTTACGGCCCTGAGCATCCACGGGGATGACTGGCTGTTCGGTCTCTGTCGGTTCAGCAGGAGCCGCCGGAGCCGGTGCGTTCTCGATAGAAGCCGGAGCATTCGCGTCAGCAGGAGCCGCCACAGCCTTACCAAATTGGTCTCGCATCTCCTGCAAATGGTCGATGTAGTTTCCGAGACGCTTGAGGTTGTAGGCGTTGACGAGGCTCTGGATCTGCTCCTTCGGCATCGGTGTGATGACTGGGCTTCCGTCCACGGCCGCATTATTCAGCACGACGTTGACGGTGCCGTCGCCGTTGTCCACCACGCCGTTCTCGTTGGGAACGACCTGCACGGGGACCTCGTGGCCCTCGTCGGTTAGAAGGATGTATTCGTCGCCCGGATTGAAGGTGACGATACCGTCTATCTGGTCGGACGCTTCCTGGGCAATCCCGTTGCGCAGCTGCTCGGCGACGGTCTGCTTCTCCTGAAGCGGGTCGATGGCATCATCCACCGAAAGGAAGTCCTCAACAGGAGCAAAGAACAGCTCGCCGGTCTCCGCGTCGCGCACCAGAAGGTCGTGCATGCTCCTGGACTTGTCAACGCCGGTGCCGTCTTCGAGCATCACGATGTTACCATCTACGACGTACACGCGCCGGTCGTCCTTCAGGGTGGCTGGATGGACCATGTTGTCCGTCTTGGACGTGTTGTCATCGATGGCCGTGGTCGCCGCGATGATCTTGCGGCTGATGTCGTCGCGGATGCCCTCGATCATGCCGCGCCGTGCGGCCTTTGCCTTGAGGTAGTCCAGGACGGTCTCCTTTTGCTCCGGAGTCCAGTTCTCGTTCTCGTAGTAGAACATCACGTTCTCCTCGGAGACATCATCCAGGCCGGTCTTCTCCTTCAGGAGCTGGCGCTGGTACTCGTACATGTTCTGGGCATCGTGGCGCTCGGAAGGCTCGTGTACGTTATATCCTTCCTCGTATGCGTTGTCTGTCTGGTACTGGACCTCGGCCTCCTCCACCTGGGCGAAGGTCTTGCGGCCCAGGGAACGGAGACGCTTGCGGAACTCTGCCTTGCTCATGCTCTCCAGCTTTCCGTCAACGAGGACCTCTACGGTCCCGCCCTCGCCAGCGTCGAAGGCTTCGACATCGCCCTCGCCCGCAAGCGGGGCCTTGCCCTGGCGGTCAACCTTCACGAACTCGTCCGTCTTCTGGTTCCACCAGTCACGCGGCCGGCGGATGGCGCGGCCGTCTATGCCGACAACCTCGACCATTACCGGCTCACCACCGTCGCTCTCCATCTCCGCGAACATGATGCCGCCCTGGTTCTTCCACCTGGCGCGGTTGTTACGGATCTGCATTCCCTGGCTCGCGGCACCGAGCGTGGCTCCGAGAAAGACACCATCACGGAATCCGGCAAGCGAGCTCTCCAGGATATTCGTGAGGGTAGGGTAGTCCTCCGGATGCTCATATATCATCGGGACCATCGTCTGCATCGTGGACATGGCAGACATCGTGGCACCATGAGCGGCGATGTCGCCCAGATACGTCCGGAAGTTGAACTTCATGCCCAGCTCCTTCGATGCACGGTTGAAGAGTTCCTCGGCCTCCTTCGCCGCAAGCGAGTTCTCGTCTGCAAGAGCGGCGGACAGATTCTTGGCCGCCTGGCTCTTCGCCGTGTTGAAAAGTCTCCCAGTATAGCGGTTGAACGGAATCTTGCCGGCCGCGTACATGATGGCGGCATCGGTGAGGCCGGCAGACCACACCTCGTTGTCGGTTGCGCCGTATTCCCGCGCACGGTTCATGGTCTCGCCGGCGGAGGATGCGGCCATCAGGCCGAAGGAGCCCTTGCCAATCCACTCTGCATATTTAGGATTCTTGGTGACGGCGCTGAGACCGATGGCGGCCGCCGAAGGAAGAAGCATGGGGATCTGCTGGCCGAGCCAGGCCCCGAAGCCCTTCGTCTCCTTCGCCTGAGCGAGACCCTCGGATGCGTAGTTCATCATCCTATCGCCCAGGGAGAGGTCCTCCGCCTTCTCTTGCAGGATGCGCCTGGCCTCATCGACATTGCCGCCGGCCCGGTCGAGGGCCGTGGAGATCATCTTGTCAATGTCGGAGTTGTGTTGAAGGCGCTCTATCCCCTTCATGTATCCGCCGGCCTGCTTCTCCACAGACTTCGCGTATTCCTCGTATGCGGCACTCCCCACGCTGTTCTTGATGAGCTCCCTGCGCTTCTCCTTGTCGGACAGGTTGGGATCCATCATGATTCTCTCGCGCATGGCCACCGATTCGGGGTCGGCATACCGCTCGTTGGGCCCCAGACCCTCTGCGACCCTGCGGTCCAGCTCGTCCAGTGCCTCCTGCGCGTTGCGGCTACCCCACGAAAGCGGATTGAAGACATTTCGCCCGGAGAAAGACTGCGCGGCCTCACCGAGAAGGTTGACCGTGCCGTAGTACATGTTCTTCGCACCCTGGGCGAGTGCCGGGAAGAATCCACGGATGCTATCGTCCTTCTTCAGTCCGTTCGGCTCGTCGTCGAAGTTGAGCGTCACGTCCTCTTCGGGGACGGCCTGCTGAACGACGGGGTTCACGCTGTCCTTCTGGACCGGGACCTCCGGCACCTGCTGCGCTTCAGGCTGCATACGGACGGCCTGGGTCTGGTCCACCATCGGACGAACCAAACGACCGGAGAATTCCTCAAAGGTTCCCAGGTCGTTGTATCCATCCCTCACAAGGGAATCGTAGAGCTTCCTCCGGTTGTTTTCGTCTTGCAGTCTGGTTCCGAATTCGTCAGATGTTCCGAGGTTGTTGTACCCGTCCTTCTGCAAGGCGTTATACAGTTTGAGAATGTCGTCGTTCATGGAGTGTCAGTGGATATGGTTACCAATCTATTCTCTTGTCGCCTTTCTGAGGCTTTCCGGCAAGTTTGCGCAGCGCTTCCTGTGTCTCCTTGGAGTCGGACACGTTCGCAAAGACGACCGTGAGCATCTGGTCGGACGTGAGCGGCTCGTATTGCGGTTTTCCGCTCGCATCGGTGACGGGAGTTCCGTACTGCGTGGTAATCGCCTTGCCGTGGGCGCTGTTGCGCACGGATTCCGGAAGAGTATTGAAGAGGTACGATATGTTGGCGGCGTTGAGATCGGCCTTCGGAAGGGAGATCGTCTCGTTGCCTCCGATGAGGAAGTTGATGTCCTTGCCCTCGGACTGCCGGGCCAGGTTCGCCTGGGAGAGACGGTACTTCTTCTCTTCCATCTTCTCCGTGAACTCCAGGTGCTTCGCGTTCTGGTCGAAGGTCTTCTGCCAGTTCTCCTGGCTCTGCTTGTCGTTGGCAAGGAGACGGTCCCACTGCCGGTCGTTCTGCTGCTTGGTGTACTCGAACTGCTTCAGCCAGTTCTCCTGCTGCTGCTGGGCCTGCTTCTGCTGGAGAGCCATCTGCTCCCTCCAATGCGCCTCCTGGTCGCGCATGCCCTTGAGACGGAGATAAGCGTCGTTGTATGCCTTAACATTCTGGCGGCGCTCATCGTTGAGCTTGTCCCAGCGGGCCTTTGTCTTGGCCGACATGGAGTTCTGCGGACTGTAATTGGAGATGCCGGTCTTGCCGGCAAAGTAGAGGTCCGCGAGAGAGGACACGCCGTCACCGACGGCAGAGAAGATCTTCTCCCACTTCTCATTCTTCTCCCGCTTGGCACGTTCCTCCGGGGTCTCAGGGGCATCGTATCCCATTGCGGCGAGGATCTTCTGAAGCTGCTCGCCCTCCTGCGGCTGGTGAGCGGCGGGAGCGGCGAGGGTGCTGGTGTTGGCGGCATCGACCTGGGCACCGGGAAGAGCCACATCCACCTTGGGACTGGTCTCTATCGGCTGCGCACCCTTCGCGGCTTCCACGGCCGCCGGAGTGGTCGCATCGCCGGTCTGCTGCGTCGTGACGGGCTTGTTCTCGTCTTCCTTCTTGAGGATGTCATCGAGCGTACTCATGGCGTGACGGGATTAGAATACAGAGGCCATAGATCCGGCCGCATCGCTGACGGCCTGAATCTGGTCCTTGGTGGCCAATGCCTTCTGCATGGTCATGTCGTTCTGCTGTTTTGCGAGGCCGGCGCGGGTCTCCATGAACTGCTGTTCGATTGCATCCTTTCGTGCGTCGGCACTGGCCGCTATCTGAGACGTTGCATCGACGAGCGCCTGGTTGTTCTGTGCTTTCGCTGCGGCCACGGATTCCTCCGTGCCGCCCATCACGGCGGCTGCGGCCGCGGCCTGCTTGTTGCGCTCGCGGATAGAGTTCTCGGTCATGGTAAGGAGACGCTGAGCGTCGGCCCTCTGCGTCGCGTCCTCGTTGTATCGGCGGTCGTACCAGTCCTGATTCTGCTGTTGCTGCTCTGCCAGGGAGTCTTCAATCTTGCCGATGGCCTTCTTCTGGACCTGACCTCCGTAAATGGAGCCAGCCACCTTCATTCCGGCTCCAATCGCTGCACCCCAGATACCCATATTGAAATGATTTAGAGTTAATACATAAAAGTTCGCCACCAATTTACCCCATTATCTTTGGCACGTCCTTTTATCTATTTACGCTATGCCAAAAGGAGTTAAATACGGTGGCCGGAAAGCGGGGACACCGAACAAGGTGACGAAGACGGTGCGAGAGGCCATCGGATCTCTTCTGGATTCCTACATGAACGGAGACCCGTCATACATCGATCCGGAGAATGACGAGGCAAGACAGCAAGCCGTCCGCAATGGACTATTCTACAGTGATTTCTTCAAGCTGAAGCCGAAAGACAGGGTGTTCTACGCGGAGAAGTTCTCGGCGTATGTCGCACCGAAGATGCAGTCCGTTTCTATGGACATCGGTGACGCGGAGGTGAAGAAGACCCTCGCGGAAAAGCTCACCAAGCTGGGAGGGGAGTAAACAACTACTACCGACTACTTTAGTTCAGGGATGAGGTTGACGGTCTTCCGCTTGGCCTCGTCTATTATCTTGCCGTATATCTGCGTCGTCTCGATGTTCTTGTGACCGAGCAGCTGGGACACGGTATAGAGGTCCGCACCGTAAGTGAGCAGGAGCGTCGCATAGGTGTGCCTGGCCACATGGAAAGTAACATGCTTGCCCACCTTTGCGTCGGTGGCCCATCTGTCCAGCTTCCTCTCCAGGGTAGGAGTGACGGGGATACCGGGGAAAACGGGCCCGTCGGTGCGCCTGGGCATCCATCGCACGGCATTCTCCGACAGCGGCACGAACACCATCCTGCGGGTCTTGGTCTGCACCTTCTGGATCTGGAGCCTCCCGTCGCCCACGTCCACTATCTGATTCCAGTCCAGGGAGCGCATGTCGGATATACGGAGCCCGGTGAAGCATGCGAAGAGGAACGCGACCTTGAGGATGTCATCCTCGCACGGAGTCTCCATGAGTGCGCGTACCTCCTCCAACGTGAGGAAGGCCCTGGTGCTCTCCTTCTGTCGTGGCTTGGCCGACGGATCCACGTGCCTGGCCGGGTTCTCCTCTATGAGCTTCTCCCTCACCGCCTGGTTGAGCACGATGAGCAGAGCGTTGAAGTAGGTGTAGATGGTGCCGTCTCCCAGCTCGGACTCGTTGAGGTGCCCGATGAACCCCACGATGTACTCCGGCGTGACCTGGGACAGACGGATTCCATCGCCCTTGAACGATACGCAGTACGCCTTGCAGTTCAGTACCGTCTGTGCATAGTTCATGGAGCCGCGCTTCCTATAATACTCCGCACGCTCGTCCATGTAGTCCGTGAGCAGGATCCTGTCCCCCTTCCGTCTCCCGAATCCGGCACGGCCGTTCTGGATCTCCACGATGAGCATGGCCTTGGCCGCGTTGGCCGTCTTCAGGGTCTCCTGGTTCTGGATGCGGTCGATGGCGGTGCGCTCCGGCACCAGGTACATCTTCAGGAACTCGCGCTGCCGGACTCCGGCCACGGTGTAGTCCAGGTACAGCGAGTAGCCGCCGTCCTTCATCGCCCGCTTGCGCAGGGTGACGGCCTCCTTCGCGTCTGATGTAGTGTACAGTCTTCTCATATGGAGTGACGATGGAGTGACGAAATGTCGGGATTATTCGGGATATGTGCGGGATGTTACGAGGATAATTATCTCTGTCGAAATGTACTGATATAGAATCCTTTGCAGTGCAACCGGCTGTCCTTCAGCGGTATCCGCACGGAGTGGCGTGTCTTCTTCTACAAAATTTTTCACGATATTCTATGTGTCTAATTGTCAGTGCGTTGCTTTTTGCAAAACAAATCCGAGTGACAAAGGAGTGACAGCATCACAGATGATTGACGAGCCATACCATCGCGGCACCCGACGCTCCGACCAGCACGGCCAGGGCCAGGATCCACGCGACGATAACGGTTCCCTTCTTGACGTTGACGGTCCGCCTCGTCTCCGTGAGCACATCCGGCCAGGCAAGGAAGACCCGCCCCGCCACCTTCGTGATGAGGTAGCAGAGAAAACCCGCCGCCGGCGCTACGATGAGAATGGAAACGACCCAGTTCATTTCTCCGTCAGCTTTTCAATCATATTCCAGTACTTCTCGTTCTGAGCCTTCAGCTCCTCCACCTGGGCGCGAAGCATCTCGTTCTCCTTCATGAGGGCCAGCAACTCCCCGCCGGGGCCGCCCTCTTCTTTTCTGGGGCGACAACGCTCCTTGTCGGTGTCGTCGGCCGAAAGCATCGAAACGTCCCATCCCTTCTTGTTGTCCAAAAGTTTAGCAAACTTATCATCCGGAAGCCTCGCTCCGCCATGCTCGATTTTGGAAATAAAGCTCTTCTTGATTCCCAAAAACGCACCCAGTTCATCCTGAGTTAACTTGTTCGCTATTCTAAACCCCTTTAAATCAATCATTTCTCAACGATGTCGTAAATGTTTCACTAAAAAAGTTTACAAAACTCTTGGAAGTTTCGCAAACATTTAGTTACTTTGCAAACAGAACAATGTCGGTATTAAACATTGTTCAACCTTGAACACCACATTCAAAGTATGCAAAGGTACAACAAAGAAACCGTTGATGCAAGAACGTTTCCCCAAATTTGGGAAACTCTCTCGGCCGCGGAACAATCAAACCTCCGCTACGAGCTCACTAAGACTGGTGACGCATCCAGAACCACCGTCTATAACTGGTCCAAGGGAACATGCCCCATCTCCGTCGGCATGCGGAAGAAGGTCGCGGTCACGATCGGCAGGACCCTTGGACTTCGCGTCTCCCACGTCACCCTCTTCCCGCTGAACTAAACGACCGGACCCGGACCACAGGACATGGACACTGAACTGAAAGACCGCCTTGACCGCATCGAGAGCCTGACGCTCCTCGCCGCGAAGAACGTCCTCACGGTGAAGGATGTCGCCCTCCTGACCGGGCGCTCGGAGAAGAGCATCCGGAACCGGCTCCCGGAGATCCCGCATTACAGAGGACCGATGGGCGTGTGCTTCGACCGCGCAACGCTGGAGAGCTGGATGCTCGCAGTCAAGATAACGCCGGCCTCCCAACTGATGTAACCCCTAAAAACCGATAGTGATGAAAACGTTTCCAACCGCACCCAAACCGCATACCTGACACAAACCTTCCTGATCAGAAGGGGAGGCTAACTTCACAAAACCATCCATATAGCAATCCTTCCTGGGACGGGTGCGACTCTCCTCCCAGTTTCTCAAGAGAATTATGATGAAAGATATACCCTCCTGCTGCCAGCCGAAGAGACCGAGGCCGCACGGGAAATAAGTTGACCACAAAACCGATAGAATATGAAAAAGATGATCGTTTCCATTATCGCGTGCATGGCGCTGATGTCCGGTGCCTTCTTCGCCTGGGCCTGTTACAAGGATGTCCTTGCGACGATCCTGTTCATCGGAGCCCTCATCCCGTCCTGCCTCTTCGAGCAGGGAAGACAAGAGTACAAGGCCCGTCGCCAGTAATCATACAGCTCATGGGACACAGGTTCGATTATAGGTGGACACTGAAGGATGCCGGCTTCACGAAGGACAAGGGGAAGGTCTTCTCCTGCTTCGCGTGTGGCGGCGGTTCGACGATGGGATACAAGCTCGCCGGATTCGACGTCATCGGATGCAACGAGATCGACCCCAGGATGAACGAGGTCTATGTGACCAACCACCATCCGAGACACAACTATCTCATGGACATCCGCGACATGGTGAAACTGGCGAAGGCCGGCGGCCTTCCCGGTGAACTGTACCGGCTCGATGTCCTGGACGGATCCCCTCCGTGCTCCTCGTTCTCCATCTGCGGGGAACGGGAGACCGGATGGGGAAAGGAAAAGAAGTTCCGTGAGGGCCAGGCAAAGCAGGTCCTTGACACCCTCTTCTTTGACTTCATCGAACTTGCGGGCGAGCTGAGACCAAAGATCGTCGTCGCGGAGAACGTCCGGGGGATCATCCTCGGCAACGCGAAGAAGTACGTGAACCGCATTTCGGACGCATTTGCAAAAGCGGGCTATACCGCGACGCTGACGCTCCTGAACTCGAAGAACATGGGTGTCCCCCAGATGCGCGAGAGGACCTTCTTCATCGCGGTCAGGGATGATCTCATTGACCGGGTGCCCAAGTCCGGCCTGTACGACGAACCGTTCATCGACCTGGAGTTCAGCGAACCGGAGATCCTCTGGAAGGACATCTTCACGGACGAGAACGACAGACCGCTTTCCGAACAGAAGCGCGCGTTCTGGGAACTCCGTAGGGAAGGGGACATCGACCTGTCCATGTGCTGCGCCAGGCACGGAGAGAACCCGAACAAGTTCTTCAACTGCAAGTTCCTCTACGACGACCGGGTGCCGAACACCGTCGCGGGAAAGGACTACTGCATCGTCTTCGACCAGGGCAGATACAGGAACAACAGGGAGATCATCCTGTGCAGTTCCTTCCCGGAAGACTTCGACTTCTGCGGGGAACCCGTCGATTACATCTGCGGGATGTCAGTCCCCCCGGTGATGATGGCCCAGGTCGCGTGCAGGATATACGAACAGTGGCTGAAAGTAATGGACAAACCCCGATAGACCCAAGATGTAACATGGACACGAAACAGCTTACCGAGAAAGACAGACAGGCAATCCAGAGGGCCAGCGCCTCCAGATGGGAAGACATCGACGAGAGCTGGGCGCAGACGGAGGCCGGACGCAACGAGGTTCACCGGATCATGATCAGGAAGTACCACCGCGACGAGCACAGCCTGGGGATCCTCTGACGGACAGAATGAAAACAAGTGCGGGGTTAGTTTTCATAATCGGTTTACTACTCAGTGGTGTCCCCGCCGCCACGAAGGGCAGAGATAGGAAGTTAAAACGGATAGGCTTCATGCACCTGGAAACTGCATTCATCCATTAGGAGGTTCGATCCCTCCCTCTGCCCCAAACATACCTTATAAACCCCAAAAATTATGGAAACAAAGCAACTATCAGCCGCCTCGACCGGCGCAGTCCAGTTGAGCGAGGAGAAGAAGATGCAGTTCATCGAAGCCTGCAAGAAGGCCGGCGAACTCCAGCTTGCCGACAACGTGGAGTATGTCTTCGCCGCGTCATCCGCCGTCCAGACGCTCCGCACCATCCTCACCAAGGAAGTAGTCGAGACCTACTTCATGCCCCTCATGGGGACCCGCATCGGGTTCCTCACCGACCGTGACAAGGAAGGGAAGGACGGCAAGAAGCCGGAGCCCTACGGATGGGAGACCGTCCGCGATTGCGTCATCGACGCTGCGTGCAAGGGCCTGGCCCCGATCCAGAACCAGATGAACATCATATCCGGGAGCATGTACCCGACGAAGGAGGGCTTCACGCACCTGCTCAAGAAGATCGGTGTCAAGCACATCATCAACAAGGGTCCGGACACTTCCGCGCTCAACGCATCGACCGCGACCATCTCCTGCAAGATCTTCTACGAGTACAAGGGGCAGAAGGGCGACTACACCCTCGTGGCCACTCCCAAGAAGAACTCCTTCTCCTCCCTGGACCAGCTCCAGGGCAAGGCCGAGCGCAAGGCCAAGAAGCACCTCTACGAGTACCTGACCGGCATCGACCTCGGCGACGCGGACGAGGAGTCCGGACCGGAGGACCAGACCGCCTTCGTCCAGGACAGGAAGGAGACGCTCCGTCAGAAGCAGGGAGAGAACGGTGGGACTCTCGATCTCAAGTAGGCCATGAACAAGTATTCCAAACTCACTCCTGAGCAGTTGGAGGAACACTTCTCCAACTTCCTCATCGACAGCTGGTCCTACTCCGGCGTGTCGTGCTTCGCCAGGAACGAGAAGGCTTTCGAGATGCAGTACGTGTACCATGAGAAGGACACGCGGAGCATTTCGTCAGTCGCCGGCAACGCATACCACGCGGCCCTCAAGGAGTACTTCTCCGCATGGTCGGAGGGCGACCAGCCCGCGGTCGTGGACCTCACCAAGTACGCCTACGAGTATCTGGACGACGTGCCCGCGAACGAATGGAGGCTCACTCCCAAGTTCCCGTCCGTCGAGCAGGCCATCAACGAGGCGGTCCGCTGCGTCAACAACCTCCTGGAGTCCTTCTGCGCCGAGGTATCCACGTACACGGACCAGATAGCGAACATCCTGGCCGTCGAAGAGAAGTTCGAGGGATGGGTGACGGTCAACGGCGTTGACATCCCGCTTCCGCTGCACGCGGTGGTGGACCTGGTGGTCGAGCTCAAGGACGGCCGCATCGTCGTCATCGACCACAAGAGCAAGTCCGCATACACGGAGGAGAAGGAGGTCGCCCTGGTCCACGGCCAGCAGGCCATCACCTACGTCAAGTCCTGGGAGACGAAGCACCCGGAGATGTCCGTGGCCGAGGTCTGGTTCATCGAGAACAAGATCTCCAAGAACAAGGACAAGACCGCGCAGATGCGCAAGCACGTCTTCATCATGGATGTCGACAACCGCCGGCTGTTCGAGGCCCTGCTTTACGAGCCGCTGCGCCGCATGCTGGAGGCCGTTGCCGACCCGGACCACATATACACGATCAACCCTTCCGACAACTTCGTGGACATGGCCGTCCTCTATGACTTCTGGGCCCGCACCCAGATCTCCGAGATCGAGGACTTCGAGTTCATCCCCGCGTCCAAGAAGGACCTCCTTGCGAAGCGCCAGCGCAAGATCAAGGACTCCTCCGTCGGCTCCGTCGCGCCGAAGGTCATTACCGCCTTCCGGAAGAACGCGGCATCCTTCATCACCCTTGACTATTCCCATACCGATATGACTACAAACGAAAAGATCGAACACGTCCTGCGGACGTTCAGCATCAAGGTCCAGGTGGCCCACAAGATAGAGGGCTTCTCCTGCGACACCTACCTCTGCGAGGTCGCTCCCGGAACGGAGCTGCTCTCCATCTTCCGTCACACCCTCGACATCGCCAATGCGCTCGACGTGCCCCGCGTCCGCGTCCAGGGCGAGCCCCTCGTGATGTACGAAGGGAAGTCCTACCTCGCCATCGAGGTGAACAAGAAGCGCACGGAGGACCTCCCGTGGGACGCGAAGTACCTCACCGGACACAGGATCCCCCTGGGCCTGGACAACTTCCGCAACACCATCGTCTGGGACCTCGACAACAACACCACGCCCCATGTGCTTGTGTGCGGTGCCACCGGCTCCGGAAAGTCCGTCTGCCTGACCAACATCCTCTACTACGCCATCGAGTCCGGTGTCAAGGACATCACCATCCTGGACCCGAAGTTCGAGTTCGCCTTCGCGGAGCTCCCGGACAACGTCCGCGTCCTCTCCGACATCACCGAGATCGAGCATTCCCTGGCCGCTATGGTGACCGACATGAACAGCCGTGTCAGGAACCGTCAGAAGTGGCTCTCCCTGGTCATCTTCGACGAGTTCGCGGATGCCGCCGACCAGGCGCGTGGTCCGAAGGAACTGGAAGAGGGAGAAAAGACCCTCATCGACAACTTCAAGATGCTCCTCCAGAAGGGCCGTTCCGCGGGCTTCCGCTTCGTGGCCGCCACCCAGCGTGCGTCCGTCAAGACCATCCCCGGAGACATCAAGGTGAACCTCCCGGTCCAGGTCTGCTTCCGTGTCCCGAAGGGGCTGGACAGCAAGGTCGTCATCGACACCGAGGGCGCAGAGACCCTCGCGGGTGCCGGCGACGGACTCCTCCACTCTCCTGAGTACAACGACGGACTCGTCCGCTTCCAGGCTTTCTACCGTCCACTCTAATCCTCCCGATACAATGAGCGCAAGCTGGTTTTCACACGATTCCAACGCCAGGAACTCCAAGAAGCTGATCAGGCTCCGTCAGAAGCACGGAGCCTCCGGCTACGGCGTGTACTGGATGCTCATTGAACGCCTGCGCGACGAGGAGGGATACACCAGCGACAGGGACTACGAGATGATCTCGTTCGACCTCCGCGTGGATGTCGAGGTCATCCGCTCCGTCGTGGAGGACTTCGGTCTCTTCGAGCTGAGCGAGGACGGGAAGTACTTCCATGCGCCCGGCCTGGACGAGAGGATGGAGCTCAAGGACGTGCGCTCTGCTGCCGGCAAGAAGGGAGCCGCCAACAGATGGAACAAAAACGCCGATAGAATGGCACAGAATGGCAAATCTATGGCAAATGGTATGGCAAAAGACGATTTTGCCAATAGCATTAAAGAAAGTAAAGAAAAGAAAGAAGAGATAAGTAAACTTTCTTTTTCTTCTCCCTCCTCTTCCTCTCCTTCCGTCGAGGCTTCGTCGTCCGAAGACGAAAAACAACAAGAACAAATTCTTTCTTTCATGTTTTTCAAGAACTGGGCTGCGCCCGGCAAGGAGATGGAGCGCTTCATCGCCTTCAACAACACCGACAGCCGGTGCTGGGCGAAGATGGACAAGACGCAGCGGGACTCCGCTCTGATCCTCTGGAAGCAGAAGCCGGAGATGCCGCCCAGGTTCGGGAAGGTGTATCTCAAATTCTGGAAAGAGGTCTACGTCATGCTCGGCTTCTGCAACGCTCCGCATGACATCATCATGCACGCGCTCTCCGACAACATCATGTTCGACGAGCAGAACGACGGGGCCGTCCTCCAATGCCCGCAGGATGTCCGGGACTTCATCGAGGCCAACATCGACAAGTTCCGTCCCGTCATCCAGCGTTATCTATTCCTTCCGAGGGGACTTAACAAGATGAGCTACAGACTATGCCAACCATAACGGAGAGGGAGGCCGAGATCATCCTTGAGACGGTGAGACAGATTAGGCTTGAGTCACGGAAGCCGAAGCCGCGGATGATAAGGATCTCCAACCTCACAGACAGAGTAGCCGTGATAGTCAACAAATCAAAACGCAGGAAAGCATGAGCAAGCAAACGCCATACGAATACATGATGCAGGCCCTTGAGAGGTCCAGGAAGGGTGGAACCGCACCCCGGATGGACAACGGCGACGTGGAGCACGATATCCAGTGCGAGTGCGTCCGCTGGTTCCGGATGCAGTATCCCCAGTACGGGAAGCTCCTCTTCGCGGTGCCCAACGGCGGCTTCCGAAACAAGGCCACCGCCGGCAAGATGAAGGCCGAGGGAGTCCTGGCCGGAGTGTCCGACCTCATCCTCCTGGTCCCGAACGGAACCTATCACGGTCTCTGCATCGAGATGAAGTGGGAGAAGGTCGAGTACGACTCCAAGGGGAAGAAGCACGTCACCAGGTCCTACCAGCACGAAGAGCAGAAGCAGTGGCAGAAGGCCGTCGAGGTGCAGGGATACCAGTATTCCGTATGCCACAGCGTTGACGATTTCATGTCCTGCATAAACACATACCTGAAACAAGAAACAAGATGACCAACCCGACAAACAAGATAATCCTCACCCAGGAGCAGGAAGACTACCTCCGCGAGAACTACGCGACGGTGATCCATCACACCATCTGCCGCGAGCTCGGCATCAGCAAGCGCACCCTCGTCCGGCTCGCCCGCGCCAGGGGACTTGTCAAGGACATGGAGGCGATCGAGGGCCAGCGTGTCAAGCGCATCTCCGAGGTCCTCCGCCACAAGTACCTGGTGTCCGGATACAAGGGGACGGCGGAGAACGGCATCGCCACGCGCTTCAAGAAGGGATACAAGGCAAAGGAGCTGTTCGGAGAAGAGAAGTTCGACCAGATGCACAGGAAGGCCGTGGAGACGAGGAAGATGCGCCTGGCGGAGGAAAGGGCCAGGGTGACGTTCGGTCTCCCACAGAGGACGAGGCTGCGCGTGAAACGCCAACCGAAGCAGAAGATCCTCGACCGCTCCTATCTCAAGAAACGAGGATACATCCTTGACGAACGCAACAACATCGCCTACTACACGGACTCGACGCGAAGGGCCGTCAGGATGGAGGCCAAGCCCAGGCGATACTACACATTCAAGCAATGGGAACCGTAAGCCGCAGCCTCTGTCCGAGAAGATGCTGGAATTGCAGATTCAACGAACCCTATGCGTCGAAAGACACGCTCGGATGCTTGAAGCACGGGAAGATAGTCGGACCCGACGATTCGTGCCTGGAGCACCGATACACCAGGAAGAAGTTACAACCATCACATTTTTAACCATGAACACTAACATCGACCCCAATCCAAGCCGCAGCCTCTCCCAGAAGATGCAGGTGCTGTCCTACCTCCAGGCCGGAGGGACTCTCACCCCGCGCAAGGCGAGGAAACTCATCGGAACTTACAAGCTCGCCACCCGCGTCTCCGAGCTCATCCTTGAAGACGGACATGACGAGATCCAGAAGAAGCTCATCTGGGTCCGGACCAGGAAAGGCCGCACGCAGGTGATGAGATACTCCATCCCCCCGGAAAAAAGAGTCGCAGCGAAATGAAACCGATGCTTGTAAAAACCGCCAGGCGGATTGTCACCCGGAAGTGGTACATGCGCATCCGCATCTGGAAGATGGCCCTGATGTTCAAGTACTACGACGGCCGCATTCTTAACGCCGGCCCGAAGGAACTGGACCACATATCTGAAATGTTAACCCGCTACGCCCACAAAGAGGCGTGGTACAGAAAGAAGATCAAGAACTAATGGAAGAGAAAATCATTATCAAGGTGGCATACGACGAGGCCGGCAGCACCATCGTCGAGGTGCCAAACGGTGACGAAGCCGTCATCGCAATATCCAATTACATCCATGCCAACCTTTTGGAGAAGGAGATCGGCCCGCTGGAGTTCATCTTCTCGGTCGTGGTTCACTTCCTGGCGATGGACATCTCCGGGAATTTCGAGAAACAGTTTATCAGAAACATCAAGGAGACCACGCCACAGTACCGCGAGGGATACCGGATGATGCGGCAGCAACTCACCAAACCCAAGAACTGACATGAGACGCGACATTGCAATAGTCCATTTCAACACCCCGGAGCTGACCAAGGCCGCCATACTGAGCGTGCGGAAGCACACGCCCGGCTGCACCTTCACCGTCTTCGACAACTCCGACAAGCGTCCGTTCGAGCCGATGGACGGAGTGAGGGTGATAGACAACACCGGCGGCCAGGTGATCGACTTCGATGCCATGCTTGCCAGGTATCCCGACAAGCGCGACACCGTCAACGAGCAGGGGAGCGCGAAGCACATCGCCTCCGTCGATTATCTCTTCGACGTGCTGCCCGACGGATTCGTCCTGATGGACAGCGACGTTCTGGTCAAGCGCGACATCGCCGCCTTCTTCGACAAGAACGTGGCCTGGGCCGGAATGATTTCGCATAATCCTCCGTTCCCTTTCATGACGGAGAGACTCTTCCCGTTCCTGCTCTGGATCAACGTGCCGATGCTGCGCAAGCACGGCATCCGGTTCTGGCACGAAGGGATGGTGTATAAGCTGAGCCACACCGGGGCTCCGTACTATGACACCGGCGGATCCATGCTGAAGGACTGCGACGATGCCGGACTTCCCCGCAAGGAAATGGAACTCTTCGACTACATTGAGCATTTCTGCGGAGGGTCCTGCGGACGCAAGACGCGGGCAGATGCTCTCTCCTGGCTCTACGACGAGCACCTGGACCTCTGGAAGCCGACTCCCTACCTGGTCGTCATCCCTTACCTTCCTTCTGCCGCTCAGGGGCGCGAGATAGAGTATGCCATCGCCGGATGGAGGAAGCACTTCAAGGAAAACCACCTCGTCGTCGTCGTGGGGGAGAACCTCCCGCCGCTGGATGCAGAGGATGTCTATTGCCTGGAGTCCAAGAGGGTCGATGGCATCGAGGGACAGTACCGTCAGCACCTGGATTACGTAAAGTGCTTCCGCCGGGTCCGCGAAGCATTCCCCGACACGGAAGGGTTCATCTTCGTGGCCGACGACTGCTATGCCGTCAACGACTTCGACATCGCCGATGTCAAGTTCCTCAAGATGCTGGAGCCGGACTTCGAGTTCAACCCGGAGTCCACGAACGCCTGGAGGCGCGACAAGATGAAGACCAAGAAGACGCTCGTCGATGCCGGCCTTCCCACGAGGAACTTCACGACGCATCTTCCCTACTGGTTCGACTGGGACAAGATCGAGGTGCTCTGGGAGAAATACGACATGGAGCACAGCAGCCAGGTCATCGAGGACCTCTACTACAACACCTATTGCAAGGACCGCATCCCCTTCCAGCTCAACGTGGATACCGACAACCTCAAGTTCGGTGTGTACGACACGTCGCCGGAGACCATCGACCGGCTCCGGAAGGCGATGCAAAAGAAGATATGGATCACCAACTCTCCGAAGGGATGGTGCTCCGACCTGGAGGTCATGCTCCAGTTACACTTCAACTACTGATTGCTCATGGATACTTCTTTCCAGAAGACAGCAGCCAACGACGAGTGGTACACGCCCAGGGAGATCATCGAGGCGCTGGGCCCGTTTGACCTGGACCCGTGCGCACCGATGGTGCCGCTCTGGAGGACCGCCGCAAGGATGGTAAACAAGGAGCAGGACGGCTTAAAAATATCATGGGGGGGGGTGAGAGTATGGTGCAATCCTCCTTATTCTCAGCCGCTTCTGACGCGCTTCTGCACGCGGATGGTGGAGAACGGAAACGGGATTCTGCTGACATTCGCCAGAGTGGACAACGCACTGTTTCAGGATCTGCTACTGCCGAACGCGGATGCTGTCCTGTTCCTCCGGCACCGGATACGGTTTTATCGACCGGACGGTACGAGGGGAGACAGCGCCGGCTGCGGAAGCTGCCTGTTTTCCTTCGGCAAGCAGAACACGGATTCGCTGCTGCGCTCCGGCCTGGAAGGAGTACTAATCAATTTATCAGGAGCCATTAAGACTACGAATACACTATTTTGACAACAATCAGGGCGCGGAAAAGCGCCGGCGAGACACCGCCGCAGGGAATTTTCTTGTAATTCATAGGTTAAGTTTTAGGTTATTGCTTTCCCACCGCGCCCTTTTAAGAGAATAGATCATGAAAAAAAAGGATACTCTCACTGAGGACCTTGTCCCGATCTGCTACACGCACAACACCTTTTATGAAGGCGGAAGGAAAATTCACATCCTGAACCTCTATACAAGCCGGTGCCTGTGCGGATACAACCCCTGGTTCTTCAATGAGATTGACACTTCACCTGTCGGTGGACTGACCGGATTCGTCACCCAACCTGACCCGGACGGTAATGTATGCTTACGTTGTAAAGAAATCGCAGTAAAAAGACTTATTGGAAATGCAAAAGATAATGTTTAATGACCGGTTCGGCCTCACGAAAGCCGTGCTTGAGGGCCGAAAGACCATGACGCGGAGGCTTGTGAATCTTAATCGGGTTTCCACGCTCATTCCCGGCAGGGTAAAGGAGTGCTATTTAGATTGCTCTCCCTTCAAGGTCGGCGAGGTCGTGGCCGTGGCGCAGAGTTACAAAGAAATCCGCGAGAAGTATGGTATTAGAAGTCCTATCGAGTATATCAACCGGGACCGTTACGAGAAGTCCGCAGGATGGAATAACAAGATGTTCGTGAGGGCCAGCCTCATGCCAAACAAAATCCGCATCACGAAAGTCCGTATCGAGCGGTTGCAGGACATCTCCGACGAGGACTGCATCCGAGAGGGGTTGGCCGTGGATAAAGAAAGCGGTAGTCTCTCCTTGTATGGATGGGAACGTGCTGATAAATCCGGGGAGTTCTTTGCTACCCCACAACTTGCCTTCGCCGCCCTCATCGACAAGGTATCGGGCAAGGGAGTGTGGAAATCCAACCCCTGGGTATTCGTTTATGAATTTGAACTTGTGAAATAGTATGGAAACCAACAGAAAAGAATTAGTCGAGTGGGTGCGTGGCATCTACCAGAATCTCGACGATGCAGACAAGCGGGATGCATTGCGGTTCTTCCCCGAACTTGCCGAAAGCGAGGACGAGAGGATAAGGAAAAGTTTGATTGACAATTTCAAACACTATTCTTGTACTTCAGATGGAACCCCATCATACAAGGTTCTCGCTTGGCTCGAAAAGCAGAAAGAATCTTTACATATCCAAGAAACCTGTAAAGAAAAAGCCGATTCTTTTACAGATGATGAGAATGAGAGGATAAGGAGATTTATCCAAGACCGCCTTACGGACCGCCTTTGGAATCCCACTTGGAAGTTTAGTAGAGATGATGTTCTCGCCTACCTCGAACGGCAGAAAGACTTGTTCAAAGAAGGCAGGGGGTTGTATATGTATGACGGCGAGAATGTAACTCTTATCTGCGCCTCTCCAGTCGAGAACCCATACGACTTTGCCATCAGTCAACAAGAGCAGAAGCCCGTTCAGTTCAAGGACGACGAACTCGTGGAAATCATCAGGGGTGAGTTTGAAGGATTTCGTCGGCTCTTGAAAAAGAAAGGTATCGACTACGAGCCTCAACGCGGCTATTGGGAGGGGTTCGCTCGCTTGTTTGATAGTTGTGCAAAGGAGTATGTGAAAGAGCAGAAGCCCGCAGAGTGGAGCGAGGAGGACGAGGCACATCGAAAGTCAATCATTAGCACAATAGAGATGTGTATGAATGAATGCAGCAAAGGAGCGAAGGTTATCTTGGACTGTTATGAGAGTGATATTGCTTGGCTCAAATCCCTCCGTCCCCAGTCTCAATGGAAGCCGAGCGAGGAGCAGATGGAGGCACTACATCATTATGTAGAAACAACTACCGATGGAGAACTCGACTTACTCTACAACGACCTTCTCAAACTGAAATGATATGAAAATCATAATAATGTTTAAAGCTCTGCTGAACAAGGCCCCATTTCACAAGCGAGTATGGTATAACTATCGCGCGATGCTCCCGTTGGAAGAGCTGATCGGTGACTCGTTTGTCGAGATCTTCGACGAAGAAGGTCATTACATCAGTTGCCCAGGCATTGGTGGGACCGTAGTGTACAACATCAATGGACGCAAATTCCTCTATCGTGTCGTTGGGTTCGAGAACGAAAGCCGCAATAGAGACTGGCTCTACGATACAGACTACATTAATCCGGTTATTGAGTTTATAAAACCACTTTGAAACACATTGATCAGCTATGAACATTATAGAAATTATTGAAACCCTTCGCGTATTTAACGAATGGCGGAGATTTGACGGCCCGATTGGAGAGGCCCCGGAGCAACTTTCTCCGAAGGAGATAGGTGAAGCAATTGATGGGGCGGTGGAATTACTTTCCAAAAAGAGTAATACCACAATCGAAACCATCCGAGCCGAGGTGGAACGAAGGAAATTAGACTCTTTAAATCACGGATTTACTTTTGTTCCAACGGCTATGCAGAGCCTTCTTGAATACCTTGACACCCTCCAAGAGCAACCCGTCTGCGAGGGGTTGGAGGATGAGATTTACAAGGAGAAAGCAAAAGTTGCTCGTTTGTTTGGTGGTGTTACTGGTGAACAGGACAGAGCCCTCATTGAACTCGCCCGTCACTTCTACGAACTCGGTAGGCAGAGTTTAAAGGACAAGGACACATTTGACGAGGTGGACGATGCAATTCTTGAACTTGTAATCCGTGCCGTTCGGGAAAGAAAGGACGAGGATACGGGATACGAAAATCATTATGACCGACTTCTTAATTGGCTCGGTGAGTTGCCGAATTGGGTGAGATGCAAGCCGGAGGTGAGCGAGGATTTGGAGGAAGAAATCAATCGATGCATCTACAAGCCGTTTTTCGACCTTGATGGAGTAGCGGTCAAGGGTGCAACTTACTATCTAACTGTCGAAGATGTTGCCGATATTGCCCGCCACTTTGCCAAATGGCAGAAGGAGCAGATGATGAAGGAGGCGGTGGAAGGAGAGGTTATCTCTATCTCCGACAATGGTTGGGAATCCATACGAATACCTAAAAAGATTCACAAGTGTGGTGACAAGGTTAAATTCATCATCATCGTAAAGGAGGAAGGGAAATGACACGGGAACAAGCATACGAACAATATCTCCACGAGGTAGCACTCTACGAACAATGGGGAGCAATAAACACAATCACCTTTGAGGTTTGGTTGGAACTCAAGAACATTAGATTGGAGGACTGAATATGACCAAAGGACTACATAAGAATTCTCTCCGAAAGGGAGAGCCGAATAAGTGGATGGTAGATGATGCGAGGATGGAATTGATTCAACAAATCAAAGCCGAGGTGGAAAGGAGAATTCAACAAATTAAAGATGCTATTGAGAGAGAGTCCGATGCAGAAATGGAGACTTATTTCTCTGGAAAGGTGATTTCTCTGGAAGAATTTGACTTCTTTCTCTCCAACCTTGAAAAAGAGGAAAAGTCGATAGAGGGGTTGGAGGAATACGCATCGCAAATCGTTGCGGAACTCGTTCCCTCTTTGGGACAAAAACATCTCGATGGGAGTTATGTCGGTGGAATACGAGATTATTTTTCAAGGGAAGAACTTATCGGATTAGTCAAGGCGGGTGCTAAATGGAAGATGGAACAAAGCGAGTTGTCTTGCGAGGGGTTGGATGAAGAAATGGAGAGATTTATGTCAAACCTCACCGAGAAGAAAGGTGTTTTTCCTCCGCTGACAAGGCTCGGATTTAGAGCCATTGCCCGTCACTTCGCCCAATGGCAGAAGGAGCGAATGTTGAATGAGGCGGTCAAGGGACAAGTAATAGATGACGGGGGTGATTTCAAGTTAGTTGTCCCTTCACTCCATACTATACTCAAAGGAACGGAGGACGGGGAAATGCTAAAACTCATTATCATCAAGGAGGACTGATATGGTAAGAGATGAACAATACTGGAAAGGGTATGTCGCTGCTTTACGATGGGTAAAAGGATGGTGGAGCATTAGTTGGGATGCGACAAAAGCACTCAATGAAAAGATGAGGGAAATAAATAAGAAGCATTTATCTATCAAGGAGGACTGATTATGTGTTGGTATATTATCTATGGACTCCTATGTGTAGCGTTCGTAATGTTCCTATATTTCAAGTATTGGAGAAAGTGGAAAAAGAAAGACTGACATGAAACTCAAAATCAATCGGAAGACGAAGAAATTCAACGGATATGAAAACATACTTTATTATTCTCGCTATTTTTTTCTTTGTGTTCGGAGTATTTCATCTCGCTCTGGGAATCATTACCATCATAAAGTCGAAACAAGAAATCAAAAGAAAAAAGAATCAGCATTGACTAACCAACAAGGCTCGGAAAAGTCCACCGTGAGGCTGACAGGACAATGGCCAGTATTCATAATCCTTCATAAGCATAGAGTTATAGCCACCGCCGAGCCTTTTAAATTTCGATTGAGACATGGAATATATCAAAATTGAAGACATGGATAACACTGACTACAGAAGAATCATCGAGGATTCGTACAACCGCGCCAGGCTGTACGGAATGTGCAAGACGAAGGGCGAATTCGCCCAGCTCATCGGGGTCCACAGGAGCACCTTCTCCGCGATCGAGAGCGGAAAGAGCTCCGGAAAGGTCGCCGCGAAGAAGGCGCAGTGGTTGCTGGACCAATACGAATCGGAAAGGAGGGCGCTGATGAACACGGCCTTCCCGGTCTTGAACGAACTCACATTCGCAGAGAAGGCCGGATACGAAGCCATCGTTAAGGAGATGATGGGCAAGAAGGAGTTCGACTGGGATGCGTTCAGGGCCGAGGCGGCAAAGTGCATCATCGGTCCGCTGGCGGTACACCTGCGGCGCGATTGCAGTAAACAAAATATCGCGCACGAAGCGGTCCTCCTTGCCGACGAACTTATAAAGGAGCTGCGCGATGGAAAATGAGATACTGAAACAGGCATCGTGCGAGACGAATGTGCTCTACATGATGTCGCTCTCCATGGACCTGATCCTCCGAAACAACGAATGGCTGATGTCCAGGCTTCGCCAGTCGTTCCGCAGGGACAAGAAACAGCTCTTTACTCGGTATGCAAAGACCGTGAGGGATGCGTGCTACCTTCAGGAGCTTCTCACGCAGGACATCTTCGACGCGGACGAGAAGAACGGGTTCAGGAACATACAGACATGGCAGGACGAGGCCAACGAGCTTTCCCGTCTCGTCCTCCTTTTCGCCGACCGCTCCGCGGACCAGAATGTAGTGGATAACATATTCCGGTTCATCAGGGAGCAGAAGGGCGAGGGGATAGTCACCGAGGAAATGCTACAATCGTTTTACCTTAAGAAATGAAATACATCACTTTGGCTGACATGGCCGGCACCATCAGACACAACCTGCACAGGATCCCTCATGACATCGACTTCGTGATGGGGATTCCCAGGAGCGGAATCATCGCCGCCAGCATCATCTCGGAGTTCCTCAACGTCCCGCTGATTGACCTGGACAGCTTCGTCTTCGGTGCCAGCCCTACTGGTGGCAGAAGGCTCCGCTATCAGACCGACTCAGGCCGGACCGTCAGGCGGGTGCTCGTTGTCGATGACACCATCTACGCCGGTACCGCCAACCGTCTCGCAAGGAAGAAGCTGGAGCCGTTCGCCGACAGGTATGAGTTCATCTACCTCGCCGTGTTCCAGGAGGGGAGATGCAGCGACATCGACATCGCCCTGGAGGACGTGAGGAGGTTCACTAACAACTTTACCCAGATCGTCCTCTACGAGTGGAACATCCTCCAGCATCACGCGGATGTCATGGGCAAATTCCTCTTTGACATGGACGGCGTGTTCTGCATGGATCCTCCGGACGAGAGGGACCGGAAGGCATACCTCGACCACATCAGGAATGCAGCGCCCCTCTTTCTGCCGAAGGCGACCATCGGTGAGATCGTGACCTTCCGGCTGGAGTCGAACAGGGAGATAACCAAGGACTGGCTCGCCGCGCATGGCATCCGGTACAATGCGCTGACGATGTACCCGGCATCGACCTGGGAGGAACGGGCCGACAGCGGAATAGGTCCGGCAAGGTTCAAGAGCGCGATATACAGGCAGAGACCGGCCGCGAAGCTCTTCATCGAATCCAACGACCGCCAGGCACAGGATATACACCGCCTTACGGGAAGGCCCGTTTACTGCGTAGAGAGCAACAAGATATATGAATAGAAAAGAACACACCTACACTCTTGTTTGTGGCGAACGGTTCATCAAAGAACTGAACCGCGCCGTTGATTACATCAAAGACAGTGAAAAGAAACAACTCATAAATCATAACACCATGAACGAAACAGTCCTTCAGCGCATCATCGCCTTCATCTTCGGGCATAAGTACTATGCCAACATCGTCCAGATCAAGGGCCAGGGAGGAGCCGTTGAGCTCACCAGCTTCATCCATCCGACCAAGGCCGACGCTAACCGGCACATCCGTGACATCATGGAGACTCTCTCCTACTACTATGTGGAGACCGTCTCCTTCCGATCCAGGGAGACCTACGTGAAGACGGTCGCCCATGACGGGACCCGCACCGGACAACAGATAAAATAGCACCGAATTTTCACATTATTACATTTGTCGCACCATGTTCAAGAAACTTAGGAAACGCCTGGAGACCTTGCGTCTCTACGTCATCGCAGACGCGAAGGACAACTCAGTCAGCCTGTCCCGCGGACTCTTCAAGAGACTGCGGGTGATGAGGCAGAGCGAGGCGAAGATCATCGTCTTCACCATCGCCGGCACCGACGACTACGCATTCATGATGAATCCTCCGGGATTGACCAAGGAGGACACCCAGCTCGCCGACATCATGTACGACTACGAGGAGGGAAGCGTCGGATTTGAGTGTCTCGTGCCCACCGTCAACCGCATCTTCTTCGACTACGGCCTTCCTGCTGACTCCAAGTGGCAGCTTGATGTCAAGGAGAAGACGATGCCGGACGGACACCGTTACTATCAAATTTGCAGACCAGATGGAAAGCCTTCTCGGAAATAGGACCCGGCGTGCGGACATAACGTTCCACCGAAACGGAAAGATTGACATCACCTCGCGTCTCACCAAGATGCTGGACCTGGGTGATGGTGACGTGATCGACATCGCGTTTGACCGCGGTGAGTACTACATCTACCGGATGAGGGAGGCCAAGGACCTGGTCGGCCGCCACGAGGCCCAGTGCCACGGGACACACCGGGGCCGGCTGCACCCCACGAGGAGCATGCGTGCGTACAGCAAGCGGATCTGCACGGCCATCCTCAAGGCATCCAACGCGACCGACAAGGCGCGGATCTGGGCCGGCGAACTCTGCGAGATAGACAATCTCGGAAAGGCCGTCGTAATCATACCCGCAAGTAACAACTTCTTCAAATGAGAAGGCCATGATTTTTTGGGTTTGGAAAGGAGCAGCCGTGAGGTTGCTCCTTTCTGCATAACAAAACAGGGGCATCTCACGATGGCCCCGTCTTGCATACTATGAAAAAATGGAGGTGAATTATCGCGGCTGGTTTATCAGTCTCGGCGTATACTGGACGGTGCAACCCCAGATACTCTCTTTGTTGGAGAGAGAGCACACCAGGGCGATCCTGAAGTACTTGTATGGCGTTCCGCTGAATCCACGCAGGTAATGGTCCACGCTGCTTGCGACAGGGAACCAGGTCCGCAGGTCCCTGGACCCGTAGAGAACCACCTTCACGTGGCCTCTTTCAAAGTTTCCCCGCACTATGATGTTGTCGATGGTCTTGTGTATGTCCTTGAGAGAAGGGTCCAGCCTGAACGGACGGGTCACTACGAGCTGAGGAAAGACATCGCCCTCTCCCGCATAGTCCACGAAAGCGCCGCCCCTCACGTTTGCCAGCGCCTCCGGATAGGACTCCACACGGCTGGTTATGTCGGACGGGATCATGCCCCACGCCTTGTCGGTGAGCGAATACACATAGGCGTAGTCGTATGCGGGGTTGAATACGATCACCTGCTGACGGATGTAGGAGTACAGCATCGAGCATCCCTGGATGAACGTCTTGAAGGGCACGACATTGAGGACCCAGCCGGAGTCGCTTCCTGAACCGCTGCCAGACCCGCTGCCGGACCCGCTACCACTTCCAGATGATTCCTCGCTGCTACCGTACCCCGCAAGAGTCAGGATCTGGTCGAAAAGGGGGATTGAGGTGATGTCGAACAGCGTTCCATCGTCGTCAATCAGCTCGGAGATGCAGATCGAGACCGAACCGGACAGAATCATGATGCCGCGCTCCGTCGCAAAGAGGACGGCGTTATCAAGCTGGGTGATGCTGTCCGGCCCAAGAGCGACATCCCTCGTGATGGGTTGCCTGGCGGAGAAGGTTCCGGTCGCGGAGACCTCCATCGCCCACACGCCATCCTCAGAGAAAACATAGAGCGGGAACTGACCGAACTGACCTTCTGAGAGCGCCTTCGCCGCCGTCGACAGGCCGATAATGCGGCCGGTGCCAACAGTTGATATGCCCAGGAGCGGGAAGAAAAACGGGTTGCCGACCTCCGATGTGTACAGTTTGTTCGGTATGTCGACGTTACGGTCCGTGGATGCCTCCGGTTCCTCAGAGAGGATGTCATTCTGTAACCATGCATCCGAGAAACGCCCCACGTAGACGGCTCCGTTGAGGAAGTCATGGGACCTCAGCGGGAACTCCCAGCAGAATTCTCCTCGTTTGGCGACGACCTTGTAGGCGGCCGTCGACGGGTAGTAGAAATAGAGCAGCGGGATGCCGAATGCTATAATACCTTCGACCGACATGGAATCCTTAACGATGATCGTCCTTCCGTCCTTCTTGATATAGACATAGAAGGAGACGTCATAAGTCTCGTCATATGTGTCGACGGGGTTTCCTCCGCTTTCCGGATAGTATAGATAACCGTTCGAGTACGGCAGCATGGAGAAGGAGTCGAACCCCTGGAAGAGGTTCTTCGCAAGGTTTGCGAGGTTGATTCTCTGGTTATAGACGAACGACGTGCCGGCGAGCAGACTGTCGTGGCTGTCGTAATCGTCGGTCATTACTTCCCTGTTGACAAGGGACTGAAGATAGTCGTTCGGGACACCGACCGGACCGCGCTCCTGCGACAGCTCGTCGAGCGGGATGGACTTCAGGAGGTAGAAGTTGGAACAGGACCTGATCTCGTCGAGGAAGGCATCATCGCTCTTTGACGGAAGGACGGCATACGCTCCGACGTCAATACGATTTTCGATTGGCTCGTGATGTCTAAGGTAATACGACTGTGCCAGCGTGTAGCGCTGGTAATAATCCCCTGCCATGGTGTACGACAGTGACCACATCTCTTTGGGGCAGGGTCCGATCTGCTTTACCTCGCCCGCCTGGTCGTACTTGTATAGCGGCGCAGAGACGAACACGTCCACCGAGGTGACGATGTCCTTCCAGTCCATCAGCTTCAGCCACATGGCGGCATTGAGGGACGCCTGGTATTCGAGCTCGTGGACCATGCCGATCACCTTCGTCTGCGCGGACGAGCTGTTTCCGAATATCGACGCGACTGGTGTCACGTCCGAGGCGCACGGCATGAAGATCGGCGCTGAATGATGAACCAGCGTACCGTCGAACAGGCGAAGCGCATAGCGGACGAAGAAAGGCATGATAAACTTGCCGTCATTCGTCGCGTTGTCGGCGATGAACTTGTTGACCGTCGACATCACGGCCGAGGTGATCACGGCCGAGTTAGCGTCCGACAGGTCCACGTTTCCCGACTGTGCGGCCGTCCAGTCATCGCTATATATATTCTCGGCGAAAGCAAACTCATGGTAGTCCGATTCGACCAGCTCGCCGTGGAGACTGAACGAGAGCGATATCTCCGGCAGATTGGAGCCAAGCGTGGCGTATGTCTCGCTCTCCTCCTTCCACAGGAAATAGAACACCCCAGCATTCGTGAGCACCACCAGCGTATTCCCGACGGACGAGACGTCAGTAACGGTCGTCTGTCCGAAGGTGTATATCTCCTGTAAATCCGACAGGCCCGCGTCCAACGTCGCCGCCCAGTAGAGCTTCCCGCCAGGGTTGTATCTCTGTAAGATGATCTTATGGGTGAACTTGGTCGTCTTGTGGACATGAATGACCCCCATGCGCGGGATGTTATGGGCCTCGCTCACCTCGGTCGGACCCGGTACGGGTCTGAGGGAGCCGCGGTCCTTGATGACACCCAGAGAGAGAGCGAGGTCTCCGTCCGGACATTCATAGTCGGACGGCTGGGCCGTGTGTCCGTTGAATTTCAGCTCCTGTTTCATAGGCTATCACCAGGGATGCAGCGGACGGAGCTTCTTCCCCATCCGGAAGTTCTTTGCGATGTTAAGCTGTCGCAGAGATTCGTCGGCCTTGGTCCTCCAGATAGATGCCTTCTCCGGATAGGTGATGGAGAGCCAGTCTTCCATGACACGATCCACGAGGAGCTCATGGATGACGTTCTCCAGATAGGTCTGGGTCGTCTTCGAGAACTTCTCCGGCACGGTCATTTCGATCGTGTAATAGGGGACCTCAACGAGCGTGTCGATACGTGACTCGCCGTTCTCGGCCTCCACCTTTGTGTACGGATACAGCGCTTCCCGGACTTTGGATATGGTCAGGTTAAGGACGCGGGTGACTCGGTCCACGTTACCGTCCTCGGCGATGTCTTGCACCTGGTGCCGGTCGTGCTCGTCTTCGGTTCGCATCGTGTCGCCGAGGACGAAGCCCAGGTTGGCGCAGTCATACAGAAGCTCGGACCGCTTGAACACGAGGGTAACGGTCTTCGTCTGGACGTTCTTCTTGCAGCAGCACGGCATCTTGATTACGATGGGTTAGGGAGTGGGAGTGACGCGGGTTGGACGGACGCGCTTGGAGATGGCCTCACGGACCTGGGTGATATTGGCCCCGGCAAGGGTGAGGTAGTCCGCAGCATCGGTCTTGTTGGTGATGGTGAACCATTCGGCGATGGCCGTGTTCACTATATACTGGTGACATCCCGTGGCGACGGCATCGGCGGTCGCCTGGTTGTAGTTGGACGGGAGAACGAGCGTGACCGTGAGGTCGGAGCTGTCCGAGATCTGGATGTCGTTCGCAGTGGTCTGCGAGGAAATGATGTACTCGGAGAGACGCACCTTGAGGGTAGCGAAGGCATTGCCGATGGAACGGAGCACCTGGTTTGCATGCTCCTCGTCCTCGTTGTTCTGCATGTTGGCCACCTCCTCGAAGTTCTGTCCGTTCTGGCGGCTCTGGCCGGTAAGCCAGGTCTTGTTCCGGATCTCGTAGAGGAGTTCGGAAATCTTGAGAGTTACAGAGAGATTCTTCCTTGCCATATCGTAATAGTATTAACTCTTGTCGGACAAGCCCGCAACATTTGATATTACCCTGCCGCTTCGGAATCGCTTTTCCTGTCCCCTCCGCCAGACATCGCCCTCCTTGTATGCGACATCCAGTTTCTTCTGGGTGTCGATGCTGCTTTCCTGCCATGAGCGGAATTCTCCAATCTGACGAAGGAACCATTCATCCCAGTCGCCGCCAAAACGGAGACTGCGGTCGTCGATGTAGATGTCCGCAATCAGCTTGCAGCCTTCGGCCCCCTTTGGCTGGTCTGGGTTCTCGTTGATGTAGTCGTAGGAGATGTTCTTCTCCTTGAGCCATGCCTTGATCTCATCCGTCACAGGGCGGGTGGTGTAAATGATGATGGTGTTCACATTCTTCTTGAGCACTTTGGTGGCTTCATCGGCCCCGGTGATCATGTCGCCGAAGACGTTCTCTCCCTGGAATCCCTTGGAGTAATCGTGGAGCACACCGTCGAAGTCGATGCAAATGGTCCTATTTTTTGCCATATCCTCAGTATTTATTCGGTCGGAACTACCCGGACCGGCTTCTTGCGGAAATAGATTTTGCTCTTGATGTCCAGCACCATGCTCGCTGCCGTGGCCAGGTATGCCTCGGCTTCTTCCTTGTTGGCGAACTTGTACCAGTTCCCGACGATGAAATTCGTGAAGTAGGAGAACATCGAGCTTTCGACGGACCCGTTCAGGTTCTCGTCATAGGAGGAAGAGAGCTCCAGGCTGACGACGTAGTTCCTGGTGAGGTCGATGCAGTGCAGGGGGGAGGTGTCCGACACGGAGACCAGGAAGGGTTTGAGCACGTCGGTCAGCCCGTTCGCCGCCTCGTTGAAGAATCGCTCCAGCATCATCCGGTCCTCGTCGGTCGTGAAGATGCGGGCATAGTCTTCACCGGACATCTTGATGCCGGTGTAGCTGGTCGTCTTGGCGACCTCGTTGTAAACCTCGGCCTTTGGAACCGTGAACGTCGCGGAAATCATAGTGACACAAATATATACCAATCAATGTGCGATGGTTTTTTATCTGTTTACCATACGGAAGAAGGGCACCGGGCACCCGGCCCGACACCCTTCCACTGACAGATGTCGAGTTACAGGCTATCCGTTCAGGTAGTGCCAGATCTTGGAGTCCGGCCACCGGGCATCCTCGTCCAGGAGCCAGTTCACGGCCATCTCCACCAGCTTGGCGTTCCGTTCCTTCTCGGTGATGTTGGGGAACCAGCGTCCGAGCAGGCACCAGTTGTCGGAGGCGAGCATGTTCATCGTGACGGCGAAGTCCCAGATGTTGTAGTCCAGGATCTCGTCCTTCACGCCCTCGTATGCCTCCTCGATGGCCGACATGGGCCAGTAGGGTGCGTGTCTCTGGTTGTCGTCCTTGTCGGTGAAGAACATGGCTTCGATGTCCTCGTGGGCGAATTCCTCGTTATAGTGGCCACCGGACATCGAACAGTACACCTTGCGGATGAGGGCCTTCCTGTCACACTGTGACATGGAGTTTTCGACGGCATCGGAAACCAGGGAGAGGGTCTTCCACATCATATCCTCTCCCTTTCCGGTGCTGTACTTCTTGGTGAGTTCATAGAGTGTCATAAGGCTGTCATTTACATTTGGGACACCTCATCGGTTGCGGAGGGCGCATCGGGACAGTCCGGACCGGGGCCGGCATCCGCGGGGGTGTCTTGGGTTTCGGTGATTGATTCATAGATCGAATTGTAAAGGAGTGCGAGCGCATCGTAGGCAAGCGCAATCCACTGGGCGACGTAGGCGCAGATGAAGGAGGCCGCGACCGACACGATGACACCTCGCTCCGTCAGGATGCAGTACGCCAGCACGGACCAGAAGCTGACGCACTTGGGACAGGACGCAATCACGGAGCGGAGATGAATAACCTCCTGGATTGCGGCCGAGAGCCCCATCTGGACGAAGAGAACGGCGCTCACCGTTATCAGTGCGACCTCCCGTACCATACTACGCCGTGGCGAGATTGAACGAGCCGACGATGGACTCCGCGTTGGTGATGGAGCAGCAGTCGCGGAGGTTGGTCGGAGCGGCGATGGTCTCGCCCGCGGTGACCGTCGGGGCGGTGGCAGAGGACACGGGCACGGAGACGGTGGCCCAGATGTTCTCCGTGACGGGGCAGTTGCAGCCGCATCCGCAGGATCCCTGTCCGTTGCGGTAGGGCATGTAGGTGACGGTGCCGGTGATCAGGATGTCCTGGACGTAGGCATCGTTGCCCACCGACTGAGGGGCACCGACCGCCTTGAAACTGAGGTTGGCGGTGACCGGGTATGCTCCGTTCGCACAGAGCTTGCGGTTGCCGCAGTTGTAGTGAGTCAGGTCCACCACGTAGGTCGCGTTGGTGGCCGTCGCACCCGGAGCCGGGATGCATGTGTTGACAAAGGTCTGTCCGTTGTAGTTCATGACTTGGAGTGATTAAGGGTTCTTTGGCTCCTTATTGTCTGCACCGGAGCCATTCTGTGCATTATCCTCCAATGGGAATATGTCTCTCGTGTCGAACCTCAGAAGGATCTCCTCCAGGCGTTCGAGCCTGTTCACGATCGTTCTCTGGTTCTCCATCATTCCATAGGTCCGCTGGGCCGAGCAGTACACCTGCTGCTGGAAGGAGCACTTCAGGCACTCGCCCGTGCATTTGTTGTCTGGCATAGTCCTACTTGAAATATGAGGTTACGAAGTAATTGTCCTTGTACTTCTCGATGGCCGCGGCGATCCTGCCGGCGGTGACGGCGATTCCCTGCCGGGCCTTCGAGCTGATGAATGCCTTGATTGCCTCCGTCGCACGGTCTGCCTCCTCCTGGGAGTCGGCGTACACGTTGAACCTGATCTCGAATCCGCTCATGGCACTATCCGTTTATCGGAGGAAGGGGTGAGGCCGGAGGGACCGGGCCCTTTCGGGAAGAGATGATGCCCTTGATGAAGTCAACGGCCTGGCCTATCATGTCCTGGTTCTCGCGGAACCATCCGAACACGTTGTTCGCCTGGTCTCCGAAGTTCTGGATGAAGGGCTTCGACGCGGGCTCCACGTCCGGGATGTCCATGTCCTTGACCAGGAAGTCGTACATCTTCTCGGCCTTGTCAACGTCAAGGTTGGAGAGGTACAGACACTCCCTCTTGAGCTCTGCTTTGCTGGTCGGCTTGATCATGTTCAGTTTCTCGACGAGACGTTCGTGTTTTCTTTTCGTGTTGAGCATCTTGTAACTGGTCCTTTACAAAATGAAAAAGGCGGGACGGGCGCGACACCGCCCCGCCGGGGTCGGTTCATTCGCCGCTAACCGTTGCAGCCGGGGCAACCGCAGGGCTGCGGAGCCGAATAGATCTGGACGGGAGTCGCATTGAGCGAGGAGCGGCCGGTGATGGCATCCGCGAAGGTCTGCTGCATCACGGAGTTCACGGCGCTGAGCTCGGCGGCCTGCTGAGCGGTGAGGGCGCTCTGCTGGGAGCCGGACACGGTGTCGTTCACCGTCTGGGTGAGGGTGACACCCTGGGCGACGCGCTCCGCACGCTCGGTGCCGAGCAGGTTGGCGAGGGCCGAAATCTGCTGGTTGTTCGCGGCGAACTGCGCGGAGGCGAGGTCGCGGACACCGTTGGACTTGGCCGCGGCGAAAATCGGAGCGAAGATCCACGCACCGATACCGGCGGCGAGGCCGACACTGCCGAGGACGATGCCGGTCACGGCGGCACCGTTGGGCCGACGAGAGGAGATCTCGTTCAGCTTCATGTTCTCGTAGGGGGAGAGCCCTCCGAACATGTGGGAATAATCTTCTGCCATAGCTATAAATGTTTGAGGTTTGTATGGCAAAGATCGTGAGACGGCTCGCCCTTTGGGAATAAATCACACAATAGCGGCAAGTCGTTGACCCTCTTATGGTTCCTTGTGAAACCAACCTTTCGGAATGACTTTCCGGAAGGCGTTGAATGAATGGACGACCAGTCTCCTGGGCTTCGGCATCATCCTCCGGTCGATGACGGTGGTGACGTTGGTCTTGCTCTTGCCGTAGAACCTGGCAAAGTCGTCTGCGGTCCCGGTAAGGTTCAGGCCGGACTCGAAAGTGCGGGCGATGGACTCGGCCTCTTCCAGCGTAAGGGAATCGCTCTCTATCTTGAATCGGATGTAATCGAGGAACTCAAGGGCGATTTTCTTGCCAATGCTTTGTTCTTTCGGCATATTCTCGTATATTTGCATGTACCACCTATACAACATGAGGAACCAACCCCATGAGGCATTTACGCCCTCGGAGGGGGAAGGTTCCTTCTTGTTTGTAATAGGTGGTACTCTTACAAATAATCCGAGGGCTTTTTTATTCCCTCGTATGAGGATTCCGCTTTCGATCAACCACGGGTATTTCCGACATACCAGCGGGATTTCAGGCGGAGATATGATCAGAACGAATACCCGGCGGTGATTCCGCCGCCGATGTACGGTTGCCACCCTTTCGGGGTCAGACCGAATCCGGCCTGCGGCCCTACGGTTATGGTCCAGCGTTTACGATACGGGACGGAGATGTATCTCTCGTCCTGCCTGATCCATATATCGACGAGTTCGGGTTGGAACCCACGAACGGTGGCCTTGTAGTTCTCTCCGTCGTAGGTTCTTTCCTCCATCGGCACCTCGACGAGGACGGAATCGCGGACGGAAGTAGTGTCGTGGACAGCCGTCGTGTCATGCACGGGGAGGAGGTATAGCTTCGGTAGGACGGGTTTCGCCACGGGTTCCGGAATCGGTGCCGCCACCCACTTGGTTACGGTCACCGTGTCAGGCTTTCCGGCGGGGACGAACGCGGACCTGTGTCCGACACGCCAGCCCGCCCAGTATCCGACGGAGGCCATGACGACGGCAAGGAGAACCGACCATGCGACGAGTATGTATCCTGCTTTCCTATCCATTCTTGTCTCGCTTTACCTTTCCGAGCCTGTCGGCCCAGCTCTCCGTAAAGAACGAGTAGTAGTCCTGCACCCTGCCAAACCTGGACAGTATCGCCCAGGTGAGGGAGGGGATTCCAATGATAAGGAGATACAGCGGCCCCAGGTACATGCTCTGGATCGAGTGGCCGCGCTCATGATACCATGTGTTATGATCATTCTTGAAGCGGTCCGACAGGATGATGCATTGACCAAGGGAGATGCCACCCTTCATGTCCTTGCTGAAAAAGATAGAGGAAGACGGAACAAGGTGGTTGTTTCCCTTGAGGTCGATTACGCTCTGGAAGCCATACCATCCGAGCAGCAGCAGCCCCAGCAGATGCTGAGGCAACTGCCACAAGAAAAGAAGAGTGCCTACCAGTTTGGAGAAAAATGCTTTCATAAAGTTGGTATAGAATTAAGAGTTCATAAGCAAAGGACAACATCCTGTCCGTCAATCTTGACGTTGTAGATCGTCTCATCCGAGCCACATAAAAGTGTCTCATGGAAGATAGCCAGGTATCTCTGCATCTTCTGTTTTGCGGCATCGCCTTCAAGTCCGGCGATTACATCACAACATTCAAATTCAACTTTCATATTGGATTCGCTATTTGATTTCGATGGTGATCTTCTCGCCACGCTTGACGGCCTCCTCCATCTTCTTGTAGAGTGCCTTGAAGGTGTCGCGGCTGGAGGTGAGCTTTCCCTTGACGGTGTTCCTTCCGACACCGATGCAGCCCCTGCTGTCAAGGGCCGACGTTAAGGGATGGATGAGGATCCCGTCGAATCCAGGCACGTTCATAAGCCTGGGCATCTTGCCTCCGCAGAGATCCTTGTACCACTTGACGGCCTGGTACTTCGGAGACACGATGTCGATGCGGACTTCGTAGGTGCCGGACGGAATGGCCGTCTCGCCGGGCACCTTCACCTCAAGGATGTGGTCCAGGGAGTCGGACTGCTTCAGGCCACGGTCTCTGTCCTCCAGGGTCTCGTAGAAGCGTTTGCCGTCAATGAAGAAACGGCCGATGGTGTACGTGTCCTTCTTCCAGGCACGGTCTGTCATGAGTTTCATAGTCGATGTTTCATTATTTTGTTCGACATAATCAGACTGAAGGTCCGGTAAACGCACCATTGTTGGAGGCGTTGCCGAAGAATGAATTGCTCACATTGTCCCAGAGTCCATAGGCTCCGTTGTAGTAGCACGGTATCCCGTCGAATACCAACGAGCTCATGTTGTAGTCACTGTATATCTTGCAGTAATAAACGCGGGAACCGGAGGGACAGGGAAGAGGCGCAGATGAATAATTGTCCCGGAACAGATACATGTTGTCCGTTCCCGTCGGAGCCGATGACTGAGTTTTTGCAAGCTCGGTCCATGTCGTATCTCCCTCTTCCTTGACACCTATCAACTGGCTACCGGCCTTCATCTGCGTCCTGACTACGAAAGGAGTATTGTTTGCTATTGAATCTGAAATATCAGGCGCACCAGTGAGATACCGGAACCTGAAGCCGAAACACGCCCTGCTACCGTTCATATACAGCAGCACGAACATTGACTGTACCTGGCTCGATGTATTGATGTTCCCCTTACCAAGCATCACGCAGTTGGTGGTATCCGGTATGAGAACTTTCAACTCTGAAGATTTGGGAGCTGAGCCGGCAATGCCGGTGTTGATATATGCAGTCCCGTCCGTCTGTATGTAATCGACTGGAGTATAAGGTAATCCTCCCGCCTCCTGGTTGACGGTCAACGTCACCGGGGAGACACCGGATGCGGAGAAGGTGATGGTCTTCGTCCTGGCCGCACCCGTGTTGGGATCGGAGGAGACCTGAACTGTCTGGTTCCCCTCCGATGCTCCGGCGGTGATGTAGATCTTGTCTCCACTCCCGTCGCCCCAGGCTATTTCTTGTGACAGGGACATTAGCTGATGCTCCAGGAAGTGTTGGAAGTCACGGTTACGGACTGGGCCGTACCCGCGGCCGGGATGGTGATGGTGGTCGGGCTGATGGACAGCGTGGCATCGCCGGCGGCCTGGGTGATTGTGCAGGTGTCGGTGTGACCCGCATCGTCGGTGACGGTGAGCTGGGATGTCAGTTCGGACAGCCCGGTGTTGGCGCTGATGTTCGCAAACGTGATGGAGAAGGCGTACTTCTGAGTGGCACCGGGATCCCCGGAGATGTCGGCTCCGTTCTCCGTGGACACGGAGTTGGCCGTGTACGTGGAGGGAAGGGTGAGGCCGATGCCGTTTGTGCCGGTGAGGGCGAACGTCAGCTTCTTAGAGTTGGAGTATCCGCTGATGGTCAGGGTGCCGCCGGACTTCTGGACCGTGGCCGTGTCGTCCATCTCCACGAATTCCGCGGCTCCGGACTGGATGATGGTCAGCGTCTTCGACTCGACACCGGACGCGGAGAAGACGGCCGTGGTCTGTCGGACCGTTCTTCCGGTATGTTCGGTCGCGGCCCACGACACGGTGTCGTTACCGCTGCCGCTTTCTTTGTTTGGTGTTACCCATGCTGCATGTGCCATAGTTATCCGAGTTAATTGATTATCCAGGTTACGTTGGAGAGCACCTCGTTGTCAACGGCCCAGTCGGGTACGACCCAGATGACATCCGGCCTGATCTCCAGGTAGGGTCTGTTCAGGTTCGTCCTGCACTCCTCGCTGAGCCATGCGACCATCCCCTCATGACGTGTCATGGACACCGAGATGCCGCCGACGCGGGATGCCGAAGCGGTCACCCTTCCTACACGGGGCAGGGATGCGGAGATGCCACCGTCCCGTCCGAGCATAGCGGAGACATGCCCGGTCCCGGTCGCCCTGGCAGACACGTCGCCGCCGATGCGGGTGAGATTTACACTGAGGCAACCCATTTGTTCTTTCCGTTCTTCAGGTAAACGAGATCAATGAAGTCCACCTCGTCACGGATGCCGCCGGGGTAGTCATTGTCAGGGACATGGGCCGTCACCCTTGCGACGACGAGTCCTTCTCCCAGCTTCTCCGAGTCGAAGCACAGGTAGTACTGACCGCCCGTGTCATAGGGCAATTCGGCCTTGTTGAAGTGAAGGCTGTTCTTGCCATTGCACAGGTCAATCTCGAAGTCGTCCCGTGCGATGTCGAATCCGCTCGCGGTGATGTTCACCGCGTACTTCAACTTTGTTCCGACGAATGCGCTGTCTTCCATGGTGCTCTGCTATTTTTGGGTGGACTTGGCGACAAACTGGCCCTTCTTGTTCCTCTGCGGCTTATCCTCCTTTCGGCGGGCCTCCTTCAGGATGGCCTCGACCTCCTCCGGTTCGCATCCGAGCTTTTTCGCTATCTCTCCCGTGAGCGCCTTCTGCATGAGGCGCAGGAACGGGTTCTTCGGGAACAGGATCAGGAGAGCCGCGGAGAACGACCAGACCTCGGCCATGGTAATCACGGCTCCGATAAGACCGGAAGTGATCGAGATCTCCAGCGAGGTCTCCGAGGCCACCACCTTGTCGAGGCAGAGGAAGACCAGGAGGACGGCACCGTACACGGCGAGTTTCTCCACGGTCTGCCGCATCAATTCCGACAAGGTGAATTTCTTTTTCTTCACACTGACTGCGATTCCGCAGAAGAAGTCGATGACGGATGCAACCACCACG